TAAAGAATTTAAAACTTCTATAGACCCAAAGAATATTGAGTTTATTACAACTTTATTATCATCTAATCTATATTCTAATCCTGAGCAATCCTTTATCAGAGAAATTGTCAGTAATGCTTGGGATAGTCATGTAGAAGCAGGAACAACAGACATCCCTGTTATTATTAAGTTTACTAAGATAGCTTATAATAACTATGAAATAACCATTAGAGATTTTGGTACAGGGCTAAGCCCTGAAAGATTTAAAGAAGTATATTGCAATATTGGCAGTAGTACTAAAAGAGAAAGTAATGAACTAATAGGAGGCTTCGGCATAGGCAAATATTCGAGTCTAGCATGTACTAATACAGTATTTATAACTTCTTACTATAAAGGAATTTCTTACCTTTACATAATGGTAAAAAGTGGTAACACTATTACCACTAACTTAGTAAATGAAATACCTACAAAAGAGAAAGATGGAGTTGAAATAACTATCAAGAATATATCAAATATAAGACCTTATATAGATGCTTTAAATTCTATAGTATTTTTCCCTAATATATACATAGATGGCATTTCAAATGTGATAAATAATAGTAAGATTAAGAGATTTAACAATTTTGCTGTATCTTCTATAACTCTAGATAATAAAATTTTATTAGGTAATGTATTATACCCATGTGCTACAGAGAAGTTTATTCCAGAAGTTAGAGAATTCCTATATAATATATCACATTCAGGTATTGTAGTTAAATTTGATATAGGAGAATTAAATATAACTCCTAATAGAGAAAACATTATATATACAGAAGATACTATTGATAAAATTACTGATAGAACTTTAGCAGCTAAAAAAGAACTTGAAAATTTAATTGCAAACAAATTTAATAAAGATTATAATAATTTATATGAATATTGGAGATTAACTAGACAAAGTATGAAGTATAATCCATTAACTAATGATTATATTTCATGCTCTAGTAGATATGCTGATTGTGTAGGATATTTTACTAAGGTAGTTCCTACTAATATAACTTTTAAAGGTTCTACAATACTAAACAAAAGTAGTTGTGCAGAATTTTTATATTTATTTTTTAATGCACAATTGCCATTCCTGAAAGGACTTTTTTATAATGATAGATTTTATCAAAATAAAATACCTTTAAGTGCTGAAGAAAGAGCAAGAATGAGTACTCCCTTTATAGTATCAATCAATAATACAAGATTAACAGCAGCAGCTAAAGCATGGTTAAATAAAGTGTATGATGGATATACTATAATTACAGAATTTGATAAAGAAGCTTTTAAACTTTATGTAGAAGACAATATAATACAACATAAAACTTTTTATAAAAAAGATGAGATTATTGACTATATGTATGAGTATCTTACCTCTAAAATAATAAAGGTAAATTTAGATACAAATACTGATTTCTTAAAGTTTAAAGAGAACTTAAAGAAAAATAAAACTCCTATTAAAAAGATTAAAGATGTTATTATATATATTCAAGAAACTGAATCTTATAGAAATAGAATTATATTCTCATCAATAGAAGAATGTATTAAGTATATCAAAACTTTAAAGAAAGGAATTATTCTTACAGGTTTACAAGATAGTGATGGTTGGATAGATATTGCTGATGCTAGAAAGCTACTTGTTATAAGAGCTAGAAAAGAAATAGTGGAAGCTTTGAAAGAAGCTAATCCTAGTTTTCTTGTTGATAAGCAGTACATGATTGAAAGAGACCCTACAATAGTTAAGTTTCACACTATAATAAAGGAATTTAATGATGTACAATTTGGTGTACCTACTGCCTATAGTAGCAAAGATTTTTTATCAACAGTTCCATCTTCTTTACATAAAAAATTTCTCGATATATTAACTTTCTATTATGCACATAATAAGGCAATATACTATAGAATGGCTGAAAATGAGAATATCCCAATAGATTCTTATACTCAGTATATATGTAGAAAATTTATAAAGTATTACAGTTCTTATATTAAACTTGTAAATGAAATTGATTTTCCTGCAAATAAAAGCTCTTTAGAAAATACTCTCATAGGGGCAGCTATTCTTAAAAGAAAACTCTACAGAGTAAATTATAAAATGTATGAAAATATTAAATGTAATAAACTTATAAAAATATTATGCGAAAAATAATTGCAATAGGAAATAAAATTACTGTCATCTTTGATGACGGAAGTATTATAGATAAAGAAATAACTAAAGAAGAGTTTAAAAAGCTAATTGAAATTCAAACTGATAATGAAGTAAGAAAACTTCTATGTCCTGAATACAAAGAAGCAGTAGACAAACGTAATAAAACAATGTCTTTCATTGATAAAGTTAAAGCTTCAAATATTCTTGCAATAAGGGATAATACTATTTATTGGGAAGAAGTTTCTTCTCTTTCTGTACCACAGGATTTTGCAGAAGTTGTTATAACAGCAGAAGAGGAAAAGGATGAACTAAAAATTTCAACTTATAAAAACTTTTGGACTCTTATGTCACTTAATCCTAGTGAAGAGTGTAGAAAGAATCTTTATTGGTTCTTGCAGCTTCATGGATTAAAGTTGGCTAAATGTGGGTTTTTTGTAGCTTATAGAAATGTAGATACTACAGAAGAAAAAGATGTTTATACTGACCATCATAGTCATTCAACTAGAATCAAAATAGGAGAAATGGTTACTATACCAAGAGAAAAGTGTGATTGTGATAGCAATAATGAATGTAGTAAAGGATTACATTGTGCCTCAGTTAAATGGCTTAAAAAGAATTATTTTGGAGATGTAGGACTAGCTTGTTTAGTAAATCCTGCTGATGTTGTAGCAGTGCCTCATAACTCAGAATATGGTAAGCTTAGAACTTGTGCATATCTTCCTATGGAAATTATTCACTATGATAAGAATAATAATGTAATTCCTTTAAATGTGGAAGATGGTTTTGATTGTAGTTATGTTACTAAAGTAATTTATGAAGGTACTATGGGAACAGAACAAGATTCTACTTACAGAATTAACATTCCTATTATTCCAGGCACTACTCCTGAAAGTTTACAGGATACACTTCTTGAAATTGCTAAAGACTGTATTGTATGTAGAGAAGTATGACAATAAATGAGTATTTTGGAGATTGGATGAAAGTACTAGATAGAAATGAAACTATAAAGATAATGAATTGGTTAAAAACAACTGATTCTTCTACTTTATGTCCTTCTATAAAGAATGTGTTTAAAGCTTTTAAATTATGTTCTTACAATGAATGTAAAGTTATCCTTGTAGGGCAAGACCCATACCCTCAGAAAGGTGTAGCACAAGGAATTCTATTTGGTAATTCATCTGATACTCCAGAAGATAAATTATCTCCTTCCTTAAAAGTTGTTAAGGAATCAGTAATAAATTTTGATATTCCACATAATTTGATTACCTTTGACCCCACTTTAGAGAGTTGGGCTAAACAAGGAATATTAATGCTTAATTCAGCTTTAACTACAGAAGTAGGAAAAGTAGGAATACATACATTAAAATGGAGACCTTTTATAGGCTCTTTCTTAAAGAATATGTCTGAAAAGAATCCAGGCATTATATATGTATTCTTTGGAAGTCAAGCTAAATCTCTAGCTAATTACATTAATAGTAATAATAATTATAAACTATTTATTGAACATCCTGCTTATTATGCTAGATTAAATAAAAGAATGCCTAGTGATATATGGTATACTGTACAAAAACTAGTATATAATATTTATGGTACTTCAATTGAATGGTATAAAGAAGAAACTTTTTAAAATATAAAAACATGAAGAGATTTTTTGTAAAGAGTACAAACAAAGAAGTAAAAATTGGTGATACTGTCACACTTGAATTTGTAACTGATACACCTTTTGGTGAAGTTACTGCAACTAAGACACTTAAAGTTAATGGTAAAGTACTTGAAGCTCTTATTAAAGATGATAAGGTTATTGTAAAGGAAGTAAAGCCTAATCATAATATAATTGTAGCAGCTGCTTTAAATAAACTTGCAGGTAAATTTAAATGTAGTGAAGCAGAAATGCTGGAAATTCTACATACAATTAAAGAAGTTAATCCTTGGGCAGCAGTACAATTACTTCTTAGAGAAATTGCTATAGAGTTGAATACACAGTATTCTAACCATATTAGTAATAGTGAAGAGTTCTATTGCCTCTCTCCTCAAGATATTGAGATACATAAAATGGATAAGAAGTCTTTTGTAGTTTTTGGTTATGCTCCTTTGTTTAGAACTATGGAAGATGCACAGATTGCTAAGAAAATTATTACACAATTTTTGACTTTACATCCTAAGAATGCCTAAGAAGAATAATAAGAAAATAAGAAATGCTACCATTTGTAAAAGTGGTAGCATTGTTTTTAAATCACAGTTAGAAAAAATGGCTTATAATACCTTGCTAGAATATGGATTTACTCCTCAGTATGAACCTAAAAGGTTAATTCTAGTAGAAGGATTTAAGCCTACTGTGCCCTTCTATGATAAGGAAACTCCTACTCAATATAATAAAAGAATTGAGAATGGAGCTGATATTACTTGTAAATTATTAACTATACAGTCAAGTAAGGTACTTCCCATAACATATACTCCAGACATTTATATTAATTATAATGGCATAGATGTATGGATAGAAATGAAGGGTATTGAAAATGACTGCTATTATTTAAAGAAGAAACTTTTTAGAAAGTACTTAGATGATTTGTACAATACAACAGGTAAGAAAAGTATTTTCTTTGAGGTTTATAGTAAGAAACAATTATTGCAGGCTATAGAAATCATCAAACAATATGAATAAAAGTTTATATGATATATCATGGAAAGTAGATGAACCTACTTATAGAGCAGACCCTGCCTTATCATATAGTACACTTGCAAGATATGAAAGAGAAGGATTTAATAATCTAGATAAATTATTTGATAGAATAGAGACTCCTTCTCTTGTTTTTGGTTCTTGTGTAGATACTCTTATTACTGGTAATGAGGAAGAATTTAATCAGTTATTTATGGTAGCTGAACTAGATAATAATATATCTGATACTTTAGTTATTATAGTTAAAAGATTATTTGAAACCTTTAAAGATAAATATTCTTCATTGAAAGATATTCCTAATGATGATGTTATCTCTTGTATTGAAGATATACAATGGAATAATCATTGGCTACCAAAAACAAGAGCTAATAAAATTAAAGAAGATTGTGCAGGGTATTATGGTCTACTGTATATAGCAAATAATAGAACAATTATCAGTACTAAAACTTACAATGAAGTAATAAAAGCAGTAGATGCACTAAAAACATCAGACTCCACTAAGTTCTATTTTGAACCTAATAGTATGTTTGATGATGATATACAGAGATTCTACCAGTTAAAGTTCAAAGCTACATTTAACAATGTAGAGTACAGATGTATGATGGATGAGTGCTTAGTAGTACATAGTAAAAAGCTTATAGTTCCAATTGATTTGAAGACTTCAAGCCATACTGAGTGGGATTTTGCTGAAAGCTTTATTAAATGGAATTATATGATTCAAGGCAGGCTTTATGCTAGATTACTTAAAGCAACTATAGAAAAAGATGAATATTTTAAAGATTTTACTATAGCTCCTTATAAGTTTATAGTAGTAAACAGAAGCACTCTTACTCCATTAGTATGGAATTTTGAAGATACTTTTAAAGAAGGAGACCTTATATATGGAAAAAATAATCAATATGTATTTAGAGACCCATTTATTATAGGAGAAGAGTTATTTAAATATTTAAAAGATAGACCTAAGATACCTAATGGTATTAATCTTAATAAACCTAATTCATTAACAGAATGGCTTAATAAACTATGAAAGTAATAAAAAGAGTAAAGAAAGGTAATGGAAGTCAGCTTGAAGAGTTTGATTTAAATAAAATAATCAATGCTGTTAAGAAGGCTTATTCTTCTCAAGACAAAGAAATTGATGAAGAAGTACTTAAAGAATTGAATTATATTCCCTCATACCATGAAGGAGCTAGTACAGTAGATGTGGAAACCATACAGAATGAAGTAGAAAAGATTCTTATGGACTTAGCTCCTTATGATGTAACTAGAGCTTATATTGTATATAGAGAAAAGCATAATGAAAGCAGATTAATCAGAGAAAGAATTGATTATATGAATAGTTATAGCTCTTCTTCTAAGAATGCTTCATCATCAAGTGAAACAGATGCTAATGCTAATGTATCTATGAAGAATGTTGCTAATCTTGAGGGAGAAGTCTATAAAACTACTAATAGAGTAATTCAAAGACAAAGAATGAAGGATAAACTATATGAGCTTTATCCTGATATAGCAAAACAATATGAAGAAGATTTAAACAACCACATTATATATACACATGATGAAGCCAGTACTCCTGTATTAAAGCCTTATTGTATGGCAGTAACTCTTTATCCTCTTATGACAGAAGGAGTAGGTAATATTGATGGAGTAACTCCAACTGCTCCTAATGATATTGCTTCATTCAGTGGACAAGTTACTAATCTTGCTTTTCTTTTGTCTTCTCAATGTAAAGGAGCAGTAGCTTTTGGTGATTATTTTGTAGCTCTTAATTATTATGTAGTAAAAGAATTTGGGGAAATTTGGTATGAAAAACTTGATTGTACAAGTACCTCAGAACATCATATTATATCTAGAACTATTAAGGATAGTATAGAAAAAGGAATGAAACAATTTATTTGGGGGGTAAATCAACCTGCTGGTAATAGAAGCTATAATTCTCCATTTACAAATGTTTCCTGGTATGACAAGTATTACTTTAAATCATTATTTGAAGATTTCTATTATCCAGATGGAAGTAAACCTAAGTGGAAACAAATAGATACTTTGCAAAGAATGTTTATGGAACTAATGAGAAAAATTAGACTTATTAAGCCCATAACATTTCCTGTAACTACTATGGCATTAGTACACAATGATAAAGAATATCTTGATAATGACTATAAAGAATTATGTGCTGAAGAGTGGTCTAAAGGTGGTAGCTTTTTCTGCTATAATAGTGATAATCCTACATCATTGGCTAGCTGTTGTAGAGTTTTAAATGAAATGTCTGATAATACCTTTAGTTCTACTACAGGTATGACAGGAGTTATGACAGGTTCTTGTAATGTGATTACTCTTAATATTAATAGAATTGTGCAAGATTGGGCTAGACAGCCTGCTAAAGATGGAGTAAATGTTCCTAGATATACAGGTCTCAAAGAATATCTTATTTCGATTCTAGAAAGAGTCTATAAGTATCATATAGCTTATAAAACAATGCTCTATGAACTTGAAGATAAAGGTATGTTAGCTGCATCTAATGGTGGGTATATTTATATAAAGAAATTATATTCTACTATTGGTGTTATAGGATATACTGAAGCTGCTCAATTCTTAGGACTGGAAATTAATAATAACGAGAAATATAAAGAGTTCTTACAGCTTATTCTAGGCACTATTAAAGAACAAAATAAAATACATTCTATTAAAGATAAGAAAAGACCTTTCCTATTTAATAGTGAAGCTGTCCCTGGAGAAGGATTAGGAATTAAATTATATAATTGGGATAAAAAAGATGAATATTATGTTCCTGAAAATCAGAACTTATATAATTGTTATTTTTATAATCCTTGGACTACAGATACTTCTGTTTTAGATAAAATAAAGTTACATGGCAAAGATATAAACAATTATACAGATGGAGGTCAAGCATGTCACATTAACTTAGATACTCATTTAAGTAAAGAACAGTATCTTAAACTTCTTGATGTAGCTAAAGATGAAGGATGTAATTACTTTACATTTAATATACCTATTAGTGAATGTAAAAAGTGCCATCATGTAGTAAATGCCCCAATAAAGAGATGTCCTATTTGTAATAGTGAAGATATTAAATATTATACAAGAATAATTGGATATTTAACAGCTGTAGATAATTGGAGCATGGATAGACAAGAAGAATTTAAACATAGAAAATATTATCATTAATGGAAGATTATATAATAATTGGTTGGTCTGACATTCAGGCATATATGGACTTGGAAGGATTTGAAGAGAATAGTGCTTTGATTACTCCTAATGATAACATGGGAATAGGCAGTTCAACATATCTTATTAATAAAGAATGGTATGATTCAATAAATTTATAATATGGATAATATAGCAGTAAACTTAGTAAAAGATTATATTATATCTAATATCAATAAAAAGGATATAGTTCCTAACTTTAAACTCTTTATAGTTTGGAAATGTAAAGTATTACAGAACTGGAAATACCTTATATCAAGTACTATACCTGATGGTATGTACTATGAACTTACCTATAACGGAGATAGAGAAGAATGGTACCTTGATGCCTATAAGAAGTTTGATAATAAATGTATAAAAAATGCTTAAATATGTAGATACATTAGTGGGTTTTGCAGAAATTCCTGATGAGATAACTTTATGTATTAATGTAAGTAACTGCCCTTGTCATTGCGAAGGTTGTCATTCTCCTTATCTTGCAGAAGATATAGGAGAACCTCTTGATTTACAACACTTGACCAGCCTTATAGATAGTAATAAAGGTATAACTTGTGTATGTATTATGGGAGGTGATGCTAATCCAAGTGAAGTGGATGATATTGCACAGGATATTAAAGAATATTATCCTAATCTTAAAGTAGGATGGTATAGTGGCAGAGATTATATTAGTGAAGATATTAATCTAGAGAATTTTGATTATATTAAGTATGGTCATTATGATAAGGATAAAGGACCTCTTAATAGCAAAACAACTAATCAAGTAATGCTTGAAATAAGTGTTGTACATAATAGAATATTTAAAAAAGATATTACGTCTAAATTTCAGAATGTTATGTATTAGTACCAAAGAATATGCAGAAGGTAATAGAGCTATTTATAGTATCTCTATTACTTTTTTTGGTATATCTATATATAAATCTATAAGAGAAACAACAAATAATAATGTGGTAAATGCACTTACCACTAAAAGTAAAATAACAATTAAAGGTTTTAAAAATGAAGATTAAAGTAAAAGAATTTATAAGAGGTCTTTATACAGAGGCTAAAAATGAGAAGGGTAATTTGGTTTCTTTCATAAATCCTAAAGGGGACTGTATTGACCTTAGAGCAGCAGAGGATTATAACTTTGAAGCTCCTCAAGCAGGAATACTTCATCAAAAAGATGGAATTAAAACAAGAGATGTAAAGTTTGATGAAAAGATGATTAAGCTTGGAATTGCTATGCAATTACCTAAAGGCTTTGTGGCTAAAGTAAGGCAGAGAAGTTCTACTACTATGAAGTTTAAACTAGTAATGGCATCATCAGGACTTATTGATAATTGTTATAACGGAGATACTGATGAATGGAAATTTTATTGTTATGCAATAGATAAAACCTCTATACATAAAGGAGATAGAATTTGTCAGTTTGAAATTTGCCTTAGTCAATATGCTACTATTTGGCAGAAAATCAAATGGATGTTTACAAAGAAGCTTGAGTTTGAGTTTGTAAGTCACCTTGATAATAAATCAAGAGGAGGACATGGAAGTACTGGTGTAAAGTAGGAGGTTAAATGGTAATATTAAATATAATACTAATATTTTTAATAGTTATTTTTATTGCTGTTTTCATAAATATAATTGAAGGCCATAAAGACTATAAAAAGATTTCATTTAAAGAAACTATGGATTTACTTAATATCCCTATTATAACTTTTGTTTGCAATAAGAAAAAATTGCATTTTTTGTTTGACTCAGGAAGTTCATACTCTCATATAAGCCCAGAAGCAATAAGTTACGTGGGAGAAAAGCCAGAAAATGCTGAAAGAAATATTCAAACTATAGGAGCAGGTGGGACATTAAATAATAATAAACATTGTACTCTTAAGTTAAGTTATAATGGAGAATTTTATAATTCTGATTTTATAGTTACAGAGCAGCTTGCTCAGCAATTGGAAGCTATAAAAAAAGATTTTAATATTGAGATACACGGAATCCTTGGAGGAGATTTTCTTAATAAATATAATTATGTTATAGATTTTAAAGAACTTATAGTTTATTCTAAAAAGAATGCAAAGAAATAAAATAAAGCTACCTAATAGATATAATGATGAAGTATATCTTGAAGAAGTTGAAAATAATAAATACAAATTGATACATAATTCTCCTTATATAAGGAGGAGAACTATTGACAAAGAAAAAAATCAACTTGCTTTTATTGATATTGAAGGAGGTCCTATGATATCTTTAGAAGATAAATTGCCTATTGGAGTAGTTAAATCTATTAACGATATTGATGGAGATTATATAATAGAAGTTGAAACATGATTTACTTAGTAACCAATCAAAAGGAATTGTTTAAAAATGAAGTTTATAAAATTATAAGTGTTGAGGAATCCCTAAAACTCCTCAACACTTTAACTATTGTAGGCTTAGATACTGAAACTGAAGGATTAGACCCTTGGACAAAAGGACTGAAATCTATTCAGTTGGGTAATTATGAATTTCAAATAGTAATAGATACTACTACTATTTCACCTTTAGTATATAAAGAATATTTAGAATCTGATAGACTTTTTATTGGATGGAATTTAAAATTTGATTTAAAATTCTTATTTAGGCAAGGAATAGTTCCTAAAAGAGTTTGGGATGGCTACTTAGCAGAGAGATTAATGTGGTTAGGCTATCCTCCAGGTATTCATTCTTTGAGCTTAAAGTCCGCAGGAGAAAACTATCTTGGCATAGAATTAGATAAATCTGTTAGAGGTAAAATTATATATGCTGGATTGACTGAAGATGTTATAGTTTATAGTGCTAATGATGTAAAGTATTTGGAAAAAATAATGAGACTTCAATATGAAGAACTTGTTAAAAAGGGTCTAGAAAGAGCTATAATATATGAAAATAAATTTGTATTACCTTTAGCTTATTGTGAATATTGTGGAATAAAATTAGATGTCAATAAATGGAAAGCTAAAATGCAAAAAGACGAAGATAGAGTTAAGAATGCTTTAGCTAAATGTAATGAATGGTTTATAAAAAATGAACCTAAAAGTAAATATATCTTTATTGACCGTCAGGGAGATTTTTTTAATGGTTTTAATCTGGAGCCTCAAGTAACTCTAAACTGGAATAGTGCTAAGCAGCTAATTCCTATATTTAAGAAATATGGAGTAAATGTAACTACGGAAGATAAAGAAAAAGGAGGTGCTAAAGACAGTATAGATGCTAAAAGTTTGAAACCACAAAAAGACAAATGTGACCTCATTTCTTTATATCTAGAATATAAAGAAGCTGTTAAAGTAACATCTACTTATGGAGAAAACTTTCTTAAACAAGTTAATCCTGTTAGTGGCAGGGTTCACACAAATTATCAGCAATTGGGAGCAGATACTACCAGACTAACTAGCGGAGGTAAGGACAAAGCTACTAAAACTGAATATGTCAATCTCCTAAATCTGCCTGCTAATGCAGAAACAAGAGCTTGTTTTGTAGCAGAGAAAGGTAATAAATGGATTAGTATAGATTATTCAGGTCAAGAAACTTACCTTATGGCTTCTATAGCTGGTGATGAAGCTATTATAAAAGAGCTTACAGAGGGTAGTGGAGATATTCATTCTTTAACAGCTTATATGAGTTACCATGAAATACCTAGAGATACACCAATAAAAGATATAAAAAAGAAATATCATAATTTAAGACAGGAAGCTAAGGGTATTGAGTTTGCCATAAATTATGGAGGAGATGCTAATACTATTAGTAAGAATAAAGGAATCCCAATAGAAGAAGCTAAAAAAATCTATAATTCATATATGTTAGGTTTTAAGGGGTTAAAAAAATATCAAGACTTTAGAAGAATAGATTGGTTCAATAAAGGATATATATTATTAAATAATCTCACAGGTCATAAAGCATATATATATGATTATAAAGAACTGCTAGAAGATAAAGAATGGATGGCTTCTTTAGATTGGAATTATTACAGAGAAATGAAAAGTTGCTGCCCTGAATGTGATACTGTTCAGAGGGTTAGACACTTTTTTAGAAGAAAATCTGCTTCAGAGAAGCAATCAATTAATTACCCAATACAAGCTACTGGCAGTATGTGTTTGCGAGTAGCTATGATAAATTTCTTTGAATATTTAAGAACAAATAATTTGTTATTTAAAGTGTATATATGTGTTACTCCGTATGATGAGATTAATTGTGAGGCACCTGAAGATATTGCTAACAATGTAGCTAAAGTATTATATGATTGTATGGTTAAAGCAGGAAGCTATTTCTGCACTAAATGTAAATTAGATGCAGATATAAGCTATGATGAAAATGGAAATTTGCCAACATATTGGATTCATTAAAATATGATATTATGATAAAAAAAGGTGACAGATTTAAATGTATTAAAACAGTAATCATGGATAATAACCCTAATGATATTGCCTATCGTAAGGGAAAATTCTATGTAAGTGACTATGATGGATGTATAACTGATGAGAATGAATTTAAAGGTCATAGCTGGTCAGAACATGAGCTTTCAAAATACTTTATAAAAGTAGATAATATTAAAAAGGAAAGTAAAGTGGAACATCCCCGTCATTACACTTGGCTTAAAGATTTATGTGGCATAGAGGTTATTGATATTACTAGACATATGAACTTTAATCTAGGTAATTGTATTAAATATGTGTTAAGAGCTGGACATAAGTCTGAAGAAGGATATACTGAAAAAGATAAAACTATTGAAGATTTAGAGAAGGCTATATTTTATATTAAAGATGAAATAGAAAGGATAAAAAATGACAAAGGAGGAGTATGAATTATCTAAAAAAGTAGTACTAGATAAGTTAAATCACCAGCTTCATGTTGGTGATTTAATTATATGTAATGTTTACAGTAATAATGTAGATGTATATAGAGTACATAAAATATGTAAAAAGAAGATAATAGCTGAAAGAGTTGAAAGTCCTAAGTGGTTAAATTATTTTTATCCTAATAGAGTAATTAAAATAAAAGAAAATGGAATATCAGAAGATTAATACTCTCTTTTTGAGAGATGAAAAGAAAGTTATAATTCCTTCATCATTTACTTGTGATGAATTTGAGTATTTAAAGGACTGTAAATGGGAGTGTACTGAAAAGATTGATGGTACTAATATAAGAATTTACATCTCAAGAGAATATGATGGAGAAGATGATTGGCTATATGGTGTATCATTTATGGGAAGGACTAATAAGGATATTATTCCAGAGCATTTAAACCTTAAGCTTCAGCAGATATTCTATAGAGTAGATTGGAAGACTGTGTTTCCTTCATTAATGCCTGGAGATAGTGTATGTCTTTATGGTGAAGGTTATGGTAATAAGATACAGAAAGAAGGAAGTTCTTATATTTCTAATGATGTAGACTTCATACTATTTGATGTAAAATATAATGATTGGTGGCTTAAGAGAGAAGATTGTGAAGATATTGCTAATAAATGTGGTATTAAAATAGTTCCTATTGTAGGCTATATGACTATTCCCGAAGCAATAGATTTAGTAAAGAAAGGCTTCAAGTCTTCTATATCAGAAGATAAGAATCTTATTGCTGAAGGATTGGTACTTAAAACTCCACAAGGTCTATTATTAAGAAATGGTAAGAGAATTATTACTAAAATAAAGCACAAGGATTTTGTAAAATTTAAAAATGTTTATGGACAAGACTTTTGAACCAAAAAGAATAATTAAACATACTCCTATTAGCTCTGTACCAGATAGAGAAGGATATGTAGCTAAACCTGAAGAAGATAAAATGAATACACCAATTTTAACTAGTTCTGAGGAGCACATAGCTCCTTGGAATGATAAAGAACTTAATCCTGAAGAAGTAGAAGTAACTGTATCTATTACTCTTAGTAAAACTTTTAAGATTAGAGTAGATGACTATAAGGAAGAAATAGAAACAGATGAAGATGGGAATAAGGTTATTAGCTATGATTTTACAGACTGTGATTTAAAATCAGCTGTAAAGGACCAAATATATCTTCCCAATGAAATAGGAGAAATATTAAAAGATAGAGACAGATACCCACATCTTTATGCTAAAATATTTAAGAAACTTACTAAAGATGCTTTAGATTGGAATGTTGATGATTTTGAAGTAATTTTGGAGGATTAAATTAATGTTTATAATTTTATATATTATTATATGTTTAGGTATTATAATGTATATGAAGTATTTAACTAAAATAAAATAATATGACATTTATAATTCACTTTAAGGATGGTCATAGGGAAACCTATAGTAACCATTATGATGAAAATGAAGAGCATGAAAGAGATGCAGCATGGGATGATGCCTATGTTACATTTCCTGAAGCTGATTATATAGAAGCATTTTAATATAAAAATATGGAAACAGTTAAACAAATTGACGACATAGTATCTTCTATGTTGGAATGGGTATCAATTTTAACAGATGAATTAATTTCTGAATCAGAAAAATATCCAAAAGAAGAACAGAGGGCATTTATAAAAGGTGCTGCCTGGATGTTGTATCGGCTTGTTAAAAACCGTGGACAACGTCATGTTTATATTGAAAAGGATATGTCTCTTGAAGAAGCAATTAGGCATTGCGAAGAAGTTCTTCCTATTGCAGAAACATCACAATGTGCAAGAGAACATTTACAACTTAGAGATTGGTTAATTGAGTTAAAACAATATAAAGAAAATAAGCAATGAAATACGAATCACCAGATACTGCCAAATCAGAAATTACATCAGACTTCTCATACTCAACTTCCTCAGATGAGTATATTGATAATAAAATTAAAAATGTATTAGGATAAATATGAAACTTATAAATCAATCATTTGAAATACTTGAACAAAAAGACTTCACTATTACAGGAATAAAGAAGTTTATTGAAAGATGTGGTAGAGTATGTTATAAATCTGAGGATAGAATTACAGAGGATTCCTATGAAAAGTTTGTAAATATGCTTGAAAGTAGAGGACATGACCGCCCGTTAGAATTTGGAACAGTACATCTTAAAATGATACTTCCAGATTTTGAAGGATTTATACATAGTTTACTTATAGTTGGTATGCTTAATAATATTTGGATTAAACATGCTTATAAGGGAGATGTTATATATATAACTACTAATTATAGATACTATTTAGATATTATTAAGTACTTTCCTAATGTTAGGAAGTATCTTACAGAAGAAGATAATGAATATTATCCAAAAAGATATACTGTTCATTTTATTACTTCTAGAGGTATAATGGATGAATTTAGAACTCATGTAGGACTGTCTCATTTAGCAGAAAGTACTCGCTATTGCAATTATTCCAAAGATAAGTTTAATAATGAGCTTACATTTATTATTCCTTGTTGGATGGATATTCCTGAGGGTAGTATAAATTTAGGAAATTATGATAAAACATCTGCTGGATATAGCGATGGAAATATTCATATTATTGATAATAAACCACCTTATGTTGGAGTTGATTTTATTAGAAGTCTATGTGAAGCAGAATATAGTTACTTAAGTATAGTAAGAAATGGTTGGACCCCACAACAAGCTAGAGAAGTACTTCCTTTGGCAATTAAATCTGAATTGATTTCATGTGGTTTTGAAGATGCTTGGAAGAACTTCTTTTATAGAAGATGTGCTAAAGATGCACATCCTATGGCAAGAGAAATAGCAAATAAATTACATGAAGAATTTACAAAAAGACAAATATTAAAATCTAAATAATATGTGTTGGGTAAGCTACAAACCTCCAGTTAAAAGAGTTGCTGAAGAAGATATATTAGTTTATAAAATTGTCAACTACAAACCACATACAGATGAATGTCGTGCATTCTTTTTTAACTTTTTATATAAATTTGGAGTAATATATAATACTGATGTAAAAATAAAGTATATTGATAATGGAAAAGATAAACATATGTGGATGGGGAATGAGGGATTTCATTCACTTAGTAATAAAAAAGCAGCTGTATATGAATCTGAGGTTTATATAAAAAAGTATTATAGTACTATAGTAAAATGTGTTATTCCTAAAGGTTCAGACTACTATATAAATGAATATGATGAAGTTATATCTAACAATATCGTAATTTTAAGTAAAGAACCACCTTTACAAAGAATACTAAATTATTTAGATAAATGGAAGTTTAGAATTTTAAAATGGCATATAACAAGAAGATTGTAATAAATGCAATAAAACTTAAAGAAATTTGAACATGATAATCAATAATCTAGAACTAATAGCTCCTCTTTTGCCTAAGGATAATCCAGAAATATTTTGCCATATGCAAATAGTATGTAGAGCAAAAGACCATAAGGATGAAAAAGTAAAAGAAGGAGCTATTAAAACTTATTTTATAAGAAATAAAGAACAGCTTAAAGAATTAATGCCTGAAGTAATTCTTCTCTGTGAGCACTATGGAGCTAGAGCTTATATTAATGTAAGTCCAAAGAGCTTTGAAAAACTTCAAAGATTTATGCTATTAAAGTTAGCTTCATTGGTATGTGAAGGTAATATTCAAAATCCAAGAAAAACTCTTAATAGTGTAGCTGGATTCTTAAATTCAAAGAATCCTGTATGGATTGTAGACATTGATAATGTAGAGATTCAAGAATCTGTATTAAAATGGCTTGATGAATACTTTAAATTAGATGTAACATTACCATTTTATAATACCAGAGAAGAGGTTTATTTGTCAGGTATTATTCCTACAAAACAAGGTTATCACTTACTTGTAAGACCCTTTAATCTTAAAGAGTTTAGTGATAAGTTTCCTGATATAGATGTTCATAAGAACTCTATGGGAACTTTATTGTATTATCCTAATAGTATATCAGTATAACAATGAGAACGAATTTAATCAAAAAGAAAGAAGCACCTAAGGTAGAAAAGGAAGTAGTAGATGGAATGCTTGATATGGTTATAGCATTTGATACTACAGGCTCTATGTATTCTTACATTGAGGCAGTGAAAAAACATGTTATAGACTTAATACCAAAGCTATTTACAGCTAATCCTAAATTAAAGGTTAGTATAGTAGCATTTGGTGATTACTGTGACATGGAAAGTAAAGATGAGTTTGGAAAGGCTTATCAGGTTATTAATTTAACTGATAATGAGAATAAACTTATAAAGTTCATAAAAGAAGCTAAGAATACTGGTGGGGGAGACTGGGAGGAGTTCTATGAACTTGTTATAAAGAAGATTGTGGAAGAGACCTCTTGGAGAGAAGGTTCTACTAAGTCTGTTTTGCTTATAGCTGATGCTGACCCACATCATATTGGCTATACATATATTAACTATTTGCAAGAAACCTTCATAAGAGATAATCAAATTGATTGGAGAGAGGAAGCTAAGAAAGCTGCTGCTAAAGGTATTAAATTTGATACTATGCAGTGTGGGAAAAGCACAAAACGGTTTAAAGAGCTATCTAAGATAACTGATGGTATAAACTTGCCATTTAAGACAGATAGCAAGACTTCTCAAGTAATTGAGGCTGCCTCTTATGCAAGAGGCGGAGAAGCTACTAAAGAACTATTTAAAGCAACTATGGACAGTGCTTTAACTAGTGGTGATACAGAAATTAGTGCTGTTTATGCAGCTTATTCAAAAGAATTAGTTTAACAAATACAACAATGAAAGTAAATATTAAAGAAATTGAAGTTGGTGATATCTTCTCAGAAGAATCTCACTATGTAGTAAACAAGGTAGCTAAGGATAAAGTAGAATTCCTTCACCTTGAAAGTGGTAAGAAAGTTTCTCTTAGTAATGAATATGTTGCTAATCTGCTTAATACTTCTGACCAGTATGACAATGAGGTTAAAGTAGGTAAGGAAGACAAGAAGGATGGTACTCCAGGAATCAGAACTATCTTTGAAAGCATTAAATCTTCAGAGGTATTTACAGTAGTCTTTAAGAAGCAAGACAAACCAAAAACTAAAAAGGCTGTTGAAGCTGAGAAAGAAACTCAGAGAAATGAAGCTGTAGCAATTATTGATAAGGCTAAAAAAGCTAAGAAGTCAATGGCAACAGCTTATAAAGAAGCTCTTGAATTCATTCAGAACAATCCTATAAAGGATTATATTGAAGGTGAAGAAAGAGTTCTCAGAGGATATAAGATGCAGTTTGTATCTAGAGATGGCAAGTACAGATGTATGGATATGGACATTACTAGAACAGATAAAGAAACAGAAGAGAGACTTGTTAATATTAACACTATCTCTCAGCTTATTTATAATGGTACTAAATATATTGTAGATTAATCATTAAGGGAAGGGTTTATACTCTTCCCTTATTTTTTCTTAATATATACAACTTTTGCTCTTATTTGTTTGGAAAAACGTATAAATTTATTTAACTTTGCACTAAAATTTTAATTATACTATATGGCAAATTTTTGTTATATCCCACAAAAGGGAATAGATGATGTGTTAGCAATTAAATTAGGATGGAGAGGTAATGCTAGTGATAAGTTTAATCCTTTCAGAGTTGCAACTCTTAGAGGTATGTATGATGAAGTTCATCAAAACAGTCCTCTAGATACAACTAATCTTGATGAGGCTGCATTAACTCTTGCTAAATTCAGACAGGAGATTAAAATTGGACATCAAGCTGAAATTAAAAGTATTGGCAATAATTTAGCTCCAAGCTATAAGCGTTTGAAAAAGACATTTACAGCAGAAGAACGCTTTAATAGAGTCAATATGATTGCTGCTATGTTCTCTGCTGTTGTAGATGAAATCCAAAGAAATAATCCACAGCTTAGTAGAAGAGCCATTATTGATACAAAAGTTAGGGAGTTCAATTTATTTGAGAAAGTCTACAATCAGATAATGCAGATGCAGTCTATGTTTAGAGCTAAAGGTGACATGGAGAAAGCTGCAAAGTTCAACCAAGTTCTCTCTAATTGGTCTGCCCTAACATCATTTGCTAGAATGAAGCTCAGAGACACTGAGGGAATTAAATTAGGTAATAAGATAGAGTTTGCTGATGAAACAGACGAACTTAATTATGGAGATAATGACCTATCTCAGCTATTTGACCCAAGTGAATCTGTTAGAGAAGCTTGGCAATCATCTAATGGTTTGGAATCTGCATTTGGTTCTGTAGGGCAGCAAGTAAGAAGACTTCTTAGCTCTTTACCTATTATGGAGATAGCAGATGTAACTACTGCTGATGGTAGAGTAGTGCAAAAACCTCAACCTAAAAGAGATGACCTTGGATTTACACAGACATTAGACCCTATCAAAGTACATCAAGCTCTTATGGAGTTACTGAGAGGTATTACTTCAGAAGACCAAATGATGAAAGCTTTTAGAAACTCTAGAACTGGACAGGCTAAATCTGTATGGATGATTCCAATTTTAGATGCTTTAACAAAGAATCCTCAACTTAGAACACAGTTCTTTAGAGATTTCAAGAAGAATTTCCAACCTTATTCTATTCTTATTGAGGATAAGGAAGCTTCTAGGAAAGGTCTTAGAAAGTATAAGACTAAACTCCTTAACAGAGTTGAAGATTTGTTAGGAGGTTCCTTTATGTCTGTAATTATACTTGGAAAGCCTCTTAATGAGAAAACTTCTGTATTTGATACTAAAGGAAATATTAATGTATCTAACTTAAAGAATACTCTAAGCCAGATAAATGAATGGCTTGCTCAGCCTAAAGAAGATACTGGAAGTATCTTTGATAAGCAGAAAAAATATGGTATTGATAAAAGTAAGTTTAGAAGTAAGGATATTTCTTCTATAGAAAAAAGAGAGTTCCTTAGAACTAGTTTAGAGTCTCTTGGAGTAGAAGTAGATGCTGACACTCTAGATGAGATAATGAACCATTCTAAAGACATTAGAAAAGTTACTAACGCTCTTCAAGAATTGGCTCAATATGGTGTATCAGAGAATCAGTTGAAAAAACTTGAAGCTGGTGAAAAGATTTCATATAAGTCATTAGTTAGAGCTAAAGGTCAGAACTCTAGAAAGGAAGGTGTCTTTGAGGAGAAAATCAGAAAGATACATGAAATGATTACCAAGAATAGAGAGGGCTTGAGACTTGAGTCTAGAGTAAGACATAAGGACAGCAAGGGTAACAATATTACTCTTTTCTCTAATGTAAATCCGTCTTTTATGGGTGATAAATTTGATGAGATTCAAAGCTATGTTAAAGCAAATGACAAAGCTGGTCTTAGGTCTTTCATTACTAATGAATATCTTGATTCTCCTTTCTTCTATTACAATGGTAAGGTATTAAATAAGTGGCTTGAAGAGTTACTTAAATGCTGTGATACTCCTACTAATGTGAGCCTAGAAGATACATTTGCTGCTCAATTTGATTATTTGAGATTCTTAGGAACCTCTGATATGAGTTTTGAGAACTTTACCAGTAAACAGCACATGATTGATATGCTTACAGAGTTCAGAAGTGACAAGGAACTTAGTAATAAAGCTGATACTGCATTATATCCTGTATTCATTCTTGGTGATAGTGGTGTAAGTAAATATATTAGAGCTAAGAGGTATAGCAATGAGGAGATTATGAATGGTCTCTATAATGCTTATGAACAGGAAAGAAGAAGACAAGAGTTAGTTAAAGCTACTAATGAATGGCTTGACTCTAGAAACTATAGTAAAGTAGAAAACTTCTCTAATAGTGAAGATACTTTTAGTATTCTTGGCTTCCTTAATAAGGACTACAAGGCATCTGATGGTACAGTAGGAAAATATTCTAGTATGCTTAGTGATAGACCCACTGAGACAGAAGTTAAGAAGGCTATATCTGCATATTTATCTGATGCTCTTAAAGATTTCAAGAAACAGTTAAATAACTTAGGTCTTCTTGAGACTGTAAAAGTAAAAGAGGTAGATAGGAATAATAAACAAGTAGAAGTTGAAAGATATACTTATCTAGGAGAAGATGTTACATCTGAAAACTTAGATGAAAAACTTGCAGAGTTCTATAACAATGTTAAGTTTGCTACTATTAATCAGCTTCAACTTATGACTATTGATACTTCATTCTATAAAGGTACTAAAGACCTTCAGAAGAGATATAAAGAGGTTCATGCTCCAGGTTCTATTCTTGACCTTATGGCTATTGATAAGAATGGTAAGAAATTCTCTGAGGATGGTATTGAAAGATGTGTTTATTTTGATGATATTAATGTAAATGCAGAACAGTCAAATCCTGAATTTATGGAAGCTATTGCTGCTGTTCATGGGAAAGATTCTGATGTATATAAAGCATATAAGAAGAATACTTTAACTGATGGACAGGGTTATAGAACTCTTAGGTCATATAGAAAAGTAATGGGTATGGCAGGACAATGGACTGAAGAAATGCAGAAAGTATATGAGGCTATTGAACAGCTTAAAGTTGATTATAATGGAAAGTCTATTCCGTCAGAAAAACTTGCTGAAATAGCATCTATGGCAGTAGTGTTTCAGCCTATTAAACCTTATATGTTTACTCATGAAAAACTTGCTCTTAATGGCAAGGATAAAGTTATTATTCCAGTTCAACATAAATATGCTGAGGCAGTATTAATTCCTGAACTCTTACCTGAGGGTAGTAAGCTTAGAGATATGGCTTATTGGATGGACGACAACAATGTAGACCTGGTTGGTTCTACTAAGATTGTTAAGGTTGGTGGATTTGGTTCTACTGCTATAGATTATGAAACCAATGATGAAAATCTTTATGTAGATTCCAATGGTAATGTCATACCTGTAGCACCTGGAAAAGCTCTTACTAGAGAAAATCAAATGAAAAATGATAACTTTTCAAAGCTTGCTGTTCCTATTAAGGGCTTAGATAAGTTACATTCAAATTTGAGTAAAGCTTATATTCATCAATTAAGCTATGGTGATTACAGAATACAGACTAATGTTCCTGAGCATATTAATAGCTCTCAGCTCTTTGGTACACAGGTTAGAAAGCTTATTATGGCAAATATTATGATGGATGACTATCATTACATGAATTATATTGGTGGTGATGGTACTGTAAATCTTGGTGGAAATCATGGTAGGGTTAAACTCAATGGTAGAAACCTAGTATCATTCTATAATGGATTAATAGTTGCCAACATCTTGGAATCATTTGATAGCTTTAAAGGAGGTATTTCAGATACTAATAAACTTAGTGAGAAACTAATTCAAGGTGTTATTAATAACAGCAGAGAGTCTATGGACAATGTTCTAGCTTATGCTGTTAATGATGGTAAGTTTGCTATGCCTTTGTTTGAAGGTGGTTTGGAGCATGATGCTGCTGCTATGGCTTTTAGTATGTTCAAGAAAATTGTTAATAAGCAGCAAATCAAGGGAGGTTCTGCTGTTCAAGTTTCTGCAATGGGTATTAAAGGCTATGAAGAAGATGGAGATTTACAGTATGTAACAGATGGTAATGGAAATATTCTTTATGCAGAATGTGAGATTCCATTTGATATATCATATAAAGATAGTGAAGGTAATGAAGTACATCTTGATTTCAATGAGTATTGTAATCCTGATGGAACTCTTAAGATGATTGAATCTGAGGGTAAAAAGATTTCATTACTTGAACATAGATTTCCTGGTTCTACAAGTTTTGTAGCATATAGAATTCCAACTGAGAGAGACTATTCAATGATTAATCTTAGAGTTAAGAGGTTTAGTCAAAAGACAGCAGGAGGCACTATTAAAGTACCAGCTCAAGGAACTACTATTGCAGGATTTGACTTCGATATTGATAAGCTCTACTTCATGATGAGAGAGTATAAAGCATTGAAGAAACAATCTACAGATGAAGCTACTGATGCACTACTTTCTGCTGTATTCTCAGATGACACTTCTCAGCTTCTAGATTTTGAAGAATATGACTTTAATAAGCCTATTATGTCTTATACTGATAAGAATGGCAACTTCATAGAAGGTAATACTAGAGCTGCTAGAAATAATATGCTTATTACTCTTATTCAACAAAGATTGATGGACCCAGAAACTATGAAGCAAAGAACTACTCCAGGTGGTTTTGCTAATGCTTCTAAGTCTGCTAGAATCATGAGAGAGTTACTATATGGTAGTACTGAGGATATTATAGATGATAATAAGAAGGTTAATTGGGAAGTTCTTAATAATAGAGCTAAGGATGAATCCAGTGACCCAGAACCTAATTATGACCCTTCTGACCCTATGACTATGATTATTTATAATCAGCAGAATCAAGTAGCAAGCAAGCTTATTGGTATATTTGCTAATCAAAATACTAATCATGCCTTTGCTAGTCTTATGAAGACTTTTAAGATTTCTAATCCTATTGAATTTGCGGGTCATAGTTATGGTGATGGTAAGTTTAGTGATTTCCTTCATGCTCCTAAAGGAGTTGATGTAGACTTGAATGTGGCTGAATTTCTGGCTGCTTCTGTGGATGCTGTAAAAGACCCTGTTCTTAACTTTATGAATCTTAATACTCTTACTGCTGATACAGGTGCAGTTCTTGCTAGAATTGGTTATACTACTACTGAAATTGGTATGCTGTTTAATCAGCCTATTATCAAAGAGGTATGTGAGTATAGCTTTAATAATAGTGTAGGAATTGATACTGCTATTAGAGAGATAAGAGAGAAATATAAGAATCAAGGTGCATCTGTTAGAAGTAGAAAGGACCCTTTAAATCCTGAGCATTTCTCTATGGATAAACTTGCTAAGAATATTTTGTATGATAGAGTTCTTAAAGAGAAAGGTAGTAATGCTATGGATAGCAATACATTTGCTACTGACCAACTTGAAGTTCTTGATTTATTCAATGATATTTCAGCAGTCGCTAGTGATGTATCTAAGTTTGTGACATCAACAAAGTTTACTGCATCTAATGCAGTTGGCTCTACATTTGGTGACCTTTATGCTCAGCAGCTTAAAGTTCAAAGGTATCTTAATGAAGTTGGTACTGAAGCAAGTCATGTTGAGATGGAAGTAACAGACAATCTTAATTCTCCTATTATGGGTGATAAAAGTCTTATTACTATGAGTAATTCAGATTACCTTGATACTATGATGGGTAATCCATTTGCTTATGAGCAGGCTATGTTTGATGCTAATAGAAAGTCATTAGAGATTTTAAGTAAATATTTCCCTTATAATAAGAGGGCTTATGTTAATGCCAGAAATACTCTAAATGAACTTGTCAATTATGGAAGTCTTGATGCTGATACCATAAATAGTATTCATAGTGATATGATGGTCTATTTGCTAAGTAATCAAGAAAGAAGTGAATTTAATGGTTCTCTTCCTAAGCAAACTCAGCATGGTTTAATGACTACAAGAGAGTATTATACTAAATGGTTTGCAAAAGATTTGCTTAATCATTTAGAGACTAATCCTCAAATGAAGTCTATGCCTATATTTGCTTATATGCTTCCTGAAGTTAAAGAAGTTAAGAATCCTGCTACTGGTGAAAGTACTGATGAAATTAGTATTAATATCCAAGGTATTGGAGGATTAGCTCCTTATATGAAGGATGAAATTAGAGAAAGCTGGGCAGACTTAGCAAGAAATCCTGAGACTTCACAGATTGCCACTGACTTGTTCTTATATAACTTCTATAAGTTAGGTTTTAATTTTAGCCCTAAAGCTTTTATGAATCTTGCTCCTACTGAAGTTAAAGAGATGATTAAAGTACCAACTACTGAGGGTGATAGAAGTTATGTAGACTTTATGAATGAAATAATGGAAGATAAGTTTAACATCAATGCTGAAACATTTGCTAGACAGTATATGCTTAATCACTTGGATAATAAGAGATTTGGCTTAGATGCTAGGAGTAAAACTGTTCTAAATATTCTCAAGCCACTTGCTATTCAGGCTGGTATTGCTAGAAATGAATTTACTTTAGATTTATCAAAAATTGATAAAGAAAATGGTAAGTACTTCATTTTGAAAGAGAATAAAATGGCTAAGTCAAGACAATTTGTTCCTATGATTAAAATTAATACTGGTCAAGGTCAAATTGTTTACATGGCAGATAGTTTTGGTGAAACAAAAACTTCTGTAATGACATATCATAAGGTAGATAAACTTGGTACTAAGGGTCAATCTCTACAGTATTTTGGTGATAATATTTCTTCAGATATAGTAGAGGATACAGAAGTATCTGAAACTTTTGAAGAAGGTTCAACATCAGAAAGTTCTGAAGAGAGAGAGCCTACTGTAGAGGGTTTTGATAGAGAAGCTGTCATAAATGAAATAGCAGAAGAAATGAGCAAAGCCTATGAGAAAGCAGGTATTAGGGATAGCCAAGGAGAACTTTATACAGCAAATGCTCTTAAGGCTGCTTTAAGTAATACTGAAGAGGCTGATTTAAAAGCTTCTGTAGAAGAGCTTAGACAAGCTTGTAGAGTAGATGGTGTTGTGGTTCTTGATGAAAATGGTAATCCAATGAAAGCATGTTAGTTTATAAGATATGAGTAATAGTTGTTCAATTATTGGTCATGTCAAAAACTCTAAAGGTGAAGTGGTTGAAAGCAGGTTATGGAATGACCTGCTTCACCACCTCTCTGATAGAGGTTTGACAAAGGAGTTTTACAGAGTTGGCACTGATAAAAACTTCCTAGACAAAGTTAGAGATAAAGCCAAATTTGATGAAAATGGTGAGATAACATTTAACTCACTAAGAAAACTTGCCAAGATAGATGTTAAGCAAGAAAAGCTACTATCAACTCTAAATAAAGATATTGGTAGTGGATTAATGGAGTATAATGATGCCTTAGGAAAACTTACAAGTTTTAATAGAGATAGCCAATTTAATGATGAATATATGGCTACTATTAAGAAGGTAGGTAATCAGTATGAACTATCAGTAGTTCCTAAAACTAATGCTAATCAAGCTGCTCTTGAGCAAGAAATTGCAAATAGGACTCTTAGAGACCGTCTAATGTATCATCTGAATAAAGCAGGAGTTTCTGTTGAGTTCTTTAATAATGATGATAAGGTAGATGGAAGATATAGTACTGTAAATGCAAAGAAAGCTGCTGATGGAATGTATAATCTTATTAGGGTTGCTCATGGAGAGCACATTACTCCTGTATTAGCAGAAGAGGCAGGTCACTTTGCAGTAGCATCTCTAGGCAATAGTCCATTAGTAGAAAGACTTACTAATCTTCTCACTCCAGATGTACAAGAAAAGATATTTGGAGAAGAGTATAGTAGTAAAGTTATGGGTGCAAATAGTAAAAGAGAAACTGCTGGGCATCTTGTTGGTCAAGCTATAATGGATGAAGTGGATAAGACTACTCCTTGGGGAAGACTTGCTGATAGAGTTGTTAGTCTTGCAAAAAAGGTATTCTATTCATTCAAAGGTAATGATATTGCTAAAGCAACTATAGAAGCAGAGGATATTGCTAGGAGGATTGCAAGAGATTTTATGTCTGACAATCCACAAGGCAACATTGATAATGCTCTTGAAATAAGAGAAACCCTGTATAGTGCTAATAGTTCCCTTAATACAAAGGTATTTAGAACTGTTGTTAATAATTTAGCTTTAACAGCTGCTAAGCTTAAAGCCATAAGTAATGATGCTCTTACAGCCAAAGTAAGTGCCATATTAGGTGTAGCAGAGTCAGGAAGATTAACTACAATTAATGCTGCTTCTAATACTACTTTATCTGATAATATGGCACTTGATGGAATAGCAGAAGCTCTATCAATGGTAAGTGATATGATAGGACAAGGCAAGGAAATTAATAATCTATTGGATTCTGTTGATTTTCTTAACACTGCTGATTTCTATAATAATATGTCAGATAATGGTAGAAAACTTAGACAAGTTCATACTTTTGTAAGTGCAAGTCTTAATCTACAAAGATTAGTCACTGAAGCTATAAAGGTATTGCCAGGTAAAGAATCACTAACAGGAGATGTTGGTAATATACAAGTTACAGACTCTGTTGGTAATATTCAAACAATAGATTTGACTAAGGTAGTAAGAGAACTTAGTGATGCTAATGAATATTTGGTATCAGAGTTAATGACAAAGGAAAAGCAATTTTTTCTTAAATTCTGTGAAAGTACTTTAGGCTCTAAATATGTATATAGAGCATCTAAAGTTATATGGAATATGAAATATCAAAAAAAGAATTCTGAAGGAAAAACAAGAAGAATATTTTTACAGAAAGGTGGAAGAGTAGACTTAAGCTCTGTACTAGAAAGTATGGAGAGTGACATTAATATGTTTGAAAGATTTTTAGGTTCTATGTCTAATAATCCTGATATTATAGGTCAAATTGCAGATAAAGCTACTAAGATGGCTAATAGGCAAGCTGATAACCTGACTAATCTTGCTTGGGATGAACTTAGAGTTCTAGAAAAGAGATTTAATGCTATTGAAGGAGTAAAGCAGTCAGACCTTTTTGAAAGATTTGATGATGGAACTCTTACTGGAAATATAATTTCAGAGTATCATTGGGGGGAATACGAGAGAGATTGGAAAGAATTTAAAGATGCTGAATTTGAAAATTTCAAGAAAAGTATTCCTAATATAGATGACCTTACAGAGTTTGAGAAAGCTCTAAGATGGGACACATATTTTAGACCTCTAGCTAAGGATTGGCATAAAGCAAATAGTGTGTGGAGTAATGTTGATGGAAAATACATTCCTAATGACCAATATAAAAATTATGATTTTGATAGGTTAATGCAGTCTCATCAAGGGCTTAAAAGCTGGTATAATGACTTTATGACTCTGAAATCTGATTTAGATGCTAGATTACCTGAAGGTAGTACATTGGCAGTAAGAATGCCTCAATTCAAAGGTACTTTTACTAATATTGTCAGAAATCAGAATAGTGGAATTAGTAAGGCAATAGGTAGTGCTCTAAGAAGTAAACTAAGAGATACATTCTGTGAAAGCAGTGAAGATACTGATTTTGGTAGTGACCAAACATATAATTCTGAGGAGGAGGAAAGATTTGCTAATACTCTAGCCCATGAGAAGGAAAAGATACATAGGCTTCCTATTTATGGTGTGAATAAACTGCAAAATATGAATGAACTTTCTACAGATATATTTCATTCTACCCTAGCTTATGCTGGCATGGCTAATACCTATTTAGCAATGAATCAAGTTGTAGATACTCTTGAAGTTGGTAGGGAAGTTTTGTCTGAAAGAAAAGTAGGAGGTGACAAGTCTGAAAAAGAAAGAACCAAGGAAGAAGGTACTTCTAAAGCATATAATAGATACTTGAAATTTCTAGATAAACAAGTCTATGGTGTCAGTTCTAGTAAAACTAAGATATTTAAGGGTATAATAGTTGAGAAAGTTATTTCTGCTTTATCTAACTTTGCTTCTAAATATTTCTTGGGTGGTAATGTTGTAGGTGGTACTGTTAATACTATGACTGGTTTTAATGAGATATTCAAGGAAGCAATAGCAGCTGAATATTTCAATCTGAAAGAGTTTGGTATGGCAAATAAACTATATTTTAGCAGCTTTGGAAAGAATTGGTGGAACTATGGTAAAGAGTTTAAAGAAGATAAAGTAAACCTTTTCATAAGGCATTTTAATGTATTAGGAGAGAGCAGAACTAAACAAAGAGATTGGCATACTGTTAATGCTAAGTCTAGGAGGCTCTATAATATGTTTAATGAAAGCATATTCTTACCATATAAGTCAGGAGACCATTATATGCAATCTATATCATACTTGGCAAGTGCATATAAAACTAAAGTATATGATGCAAGTGGTAAGAGAATATCCTTATGGGAAGCTTATCAAGTTGTAGATAATAAGGATACTCAAGGTAATAAAGGTGGTAAAACATTAGCTCTTAATGGCACTTTCTATAAGAATAAAGAAGGAGCAAAAGAATATAAGTTAATTACATCTATATTATCTCAATTGCAACAAAATTCAGCAAGTGCTGGACCATTTGGAGCAATAATACATCTTACTCAAGAACAACAGGATTATCTCAATAGAAAAGGCTATAATATAGCAAATACTGAAAATACTATACATTCATTGGAAGATGATGCTTATAACTTAACATGGAATATTGATGATGAATCAGCTTTTATGGATAAGTGTAGAGAAATTAACAATAGAATGCATGGTATCTATAATAATCAAGATAAGGTTGCTTTTCAACAGAATTGGTTTGGTAATGCTGTCTTAGCTATGAGAGGTTATGCTCTTGGTATGATTGAAAGAAGGTATGCACCTGGTCATTATAGTGTTGCCTTAGGACATGATGTAGAAGGCTCTCTTAATACTCTTGGTAAAGTTATTTGGAATGGTTTTACTGATAAAGGTGGTTTTATGATGACCATGAGAGCAATATGTCTACCTATGACAAAAAGAGCTAAACTTGATATGTATAGAGCAGGATTTTCTGAGAACCAAGTTGCTAATATGAGAAGAAACTTTGGTGATGCTTTATTAATCAGTCTACTAGTATTACTGAAAGCTCTAACAGCTAAGGGAGATGGTGATGATGACGATGATGATGAAGATAATCAGGTTGCAGGTATTCTCTATTACTTTGCAAACAGATTAAATAGGGAGCAACAAGCATATAATACTCCTATGGGATTATGGACTGAATCAACTACTATTACTGATTTAACTCCTGTTGGTATGTCAGCACTTGTTGATATAACTAAAATGGGTATACAGTTTGGAGGTCTTCCATTTGCTGATGAAGACGACTCTTATTTCTATTACCAATCTTCTAAAGAAGATAGATATGATGAAGGAGATGCAAAGGCTTATGTTCATTTCTGGAGAATGTTTCCATATCTTAGAAGTGTATATACATTACAACAACCTTATGAAGCAGCCAAATCATTTGATTATGGTCAGAACATGAGAGCAAGATAATAACTATAAAGATAAAAGGGTAGAGAGGTTAATCCTCCCTACCCTTTCTTTTTTTTCAAAAGCTTTATAATTTTAAGCATTTTAGTTTATGCTCCATTTCTTCATCTTCAAGTGAAGACCAAGAAGTCTCATTAAAACCTTGCATTTCAATTCCTTCTCTTTGTTCCTGAGTTAAATTATTCCATTGGTATTCCTCTGGTACAGGTGTAGACCTAGTTGTAATATCCATATTGAAATTATTTAGTTCAATAGAATCTACTCCAAACATATCCCCTAAATAACTATCATTAAATTCAGTTCCTAAAATAGGGTCTACAGTTTCAGTTGAAGACTCTGAAGGTATAGCTTCTGTTGGTCTAGCTTCATCATTGGTCTCTGCTTTGACAGCATTTTCAACCTCACCAAACATTGCTCTTTCTTCATTTGTCATTTTCTCCCAAACTATATGAGGTTCTGTATAATTTACTGCAATAATAGGTTGTAATTCAGGGTTTGCTCCTGTGTAATTTTTACCATCAATAAGTAATTGATTAGGTTTTTCAGGAGATACTGAGTAATCTGCTGAACCATTCTTCCAACCTGATGGAGGTGGGTATTCAACACCAATAGGAATTAAGTTAAGTGATTTAACTTGTATTCCATATTTACTTTCTAAAAACTTCTTATATAATGATAGCTGTCTTGAATACTTCTCTTGTTTATGTTGGTCTATACCACTTCTATTTGTCTTCATATCAAAGATAAAGAAGTTTCCATTTCCATCATAAGCAAGTAAGTCAAGTGTACCTGCAACATCTACTGTATGTATCTTACCATTTGAATCCAATACATCTAATGAACCTGTAACTGTTACATCTCTTGGAATTATTGTAAGACCATTTGATATAAAGTTATTTCTAAGACCCATTAACTCTTCTCTAAACTTTTGTAAAGCTTCTTCAGTAGCATTAGGATATTTTTCTGATAATTCTGTTACAACATTATTTGATACTTTATCTTGGAATGTATTGTTTACTGGATTATATCCTTTAGTAAAGTCTCTTATTGTTAAATGATTAAAGTCTTCTAAAGTAAGATTATCTAAATCTTCTTTACTCCATGTACCAAAGGTTTCTCCTAGAGTTTTCCAAATATCTAATAACCAATCTTTAAGTTTACTAATAATATTAGATTGTCCCTTTTTATTAGCTAACTCTTTGAGTAAGGCTTCCCCTTCTGTTCCTGTAAGTCTTGCATGAACTTCAGAAGCAATTAAATTATCTAACTTCTTTCCATTTATGCCTAACTGTTGCCAAGCTTTACCATAATGTTCACTATTTAGAATTTCATTCCACAAAGTTGTTTGCTTCATTAATTCTACACCTCTATTCCACAACTTTGAATTTTTCTGTTGTACTATTCTATCCCAAAGATGAGTATATTCATGTATAGGATGTTCAGGAGAAATCTTAGTTTCATCAAGATAAACATTACCTTCTTTATCTACAAAGCCATAAACTTCTCCTTGAGGAGTTGTATAAGTAGTTATATCATCATTAGTTCTGGAGAATGTTCCTACATTGTCTGTAGCTGATTTAATTTGATTGGGTGCTATAAAACTATAAGAAGTTCCTCCTTTTTCTGCTTTATTTTCATATTTTGTACCATCATATCCTAAAGAAAGCATTAAGTCTCTTAATTCTGAATTAGATATTCCTCTAAGTGAAGAATATTTATCTCTAGAAATAATACCTTGTTTATATAATTCTGATAGCATAGAGCTTACAGTTTCATGTACAAAATCAGGAGTTTCTAATGGATTTCCTATATTAAGAAATAAAGCAAATTGAGTGCCTTTAATTTTATTAGCAGTTTCTTGTGTACCTACATGACCAAAGGGTTCTGATGTCCAAGGCATAATCCTTGATTTATGGTCCATATCAAATATACCATTAAATTCAAATGGTGTATTATGATAAACAACTAAAGGCTCACCATTTTCATCAACTACTTTAGAAGCTTCTGAAGGATTATTTTCCCAATCACCAAACCAATCTTTAAAAGCTTTAGTTCTAACTTGAAGCCATTGTCTTTCTGTAAGATTAGTAGGCTTGCCATTAGGAGCTTTCATAAAAGTACCATCTGCTATAGCCCTTTTCTTAATTTCATCCATTTCTTTTTGGACTTCAGGACTCTCTGTAGCTTGTTGAACTGATTGCAAATTATGAGTTCTTAGAAATTCCTGCATTCCTCTACTACCAGAAACTGATAATCCTATATTTTGTAAATGATTCCAAAGTTGAGTAGCAATTGGAGAGGTTGTAATACTATCTAGTTTTCCAGCAAAAAAGTCTCTAACAAATTCATCAAATCCTGTGCCTATATTAGTAGAAGGTACAACCCAAGGACTATTAGGGTCAAATCTTTCTCCAGCTCTTTCATCAGCATTAATCATTGATGTAACTCTAGCTAAGAACTTGCCTGTTCTAGTATCTCTATAACCAGAATCATCTGCTAATTTTTCAATATGTTTTGAATCATCTTCTATCTGAGCTGCTATACTAGCAGCTTTTTCTCTTGCAGGATTAGTAGGAGTACTAGGCTTACCATCAAGAACTACACCAGTATCAGTAACTATAGCATTACCTGATTTTACCTGACCTTCTGCAATAGTGGGAGTAGTAATAGGCTGTTGAGGTTGTGCATTTACTGCATTAGCAGTTTCTGTAAATGCAGGAGTGCCATCAGCTTTAAATGGATTTTGAACTGCAATACCTTGTATTCTATAATTAAAAGTTGTAGCAGCAGCTCCTAATATACCATCCTCATATATATCACTAATATTATCAGCAGCAGCCCTACTTTCAGATGTTTTTTCAGCATCAGAATATAGAACATTCCATTTAGCAAATGAGTCATTAGAGTTAGCCATTCTAACTTTTCCACTATCATCTAGTATCAAGTTTCTGATGAAATCATCTTTAAAATCTTTAATATCCTGCTCCGTCATTCCACTATTAAATGTAGCTAATGGAATTACCTCGGAGGTATTAGTATTTACAAGACTTAAATCCATTATTCTATTATCACCATCAACTTCAGATGTAGGAGTTATTCTATATTCCCACCCATCTTTTATAGGAATATTAATGAAATTATCAATCTTTTTTTGAAGATTACTAGCCATAGTTTGCAATGCTTCAGCAGTTGCTTCTGTAGGTACTACTTGTCCATCAATTTCTTCATAGACTAAATCATCTGAATTAAAACTTTTAACAAAAGTTTCTAATGCTTTAGCAGCTCTAGATGTTCTACTATTGAAGTTTACAATATCTCCATCTCTAGCTTCATCTTCAAAGATATTATCAGAATTTCTAGCAGTACTTTCGTTAATAGGACTTACAAATATTTCTATTTGATTAAATCTTCCATTCAAGGTTGGTTGATTAAACACTAATGCTTTTCTACCACCTATCATCTTAGTTCCAAGTCTTTTTAAGAAGTTTCTCTTTGCCTTCTGATATGCAGGATTTCTTCTTCTTTGCTTCTTATCTTGTGACTCTAGTGAAGTTCTTTCATCTTGATTTAGGTCATTTATTGCAACATCAATAACATTATTTCTACCTCTATAATTTATATCTGCTGAATAAGCTTTTGGCTTTCCATAAGCTTTAGTTACAATAGGCTTACCATTAATAGATATTAATTGAGTTCCAGTATTACTTTGAGCAGCATTCCTAATAGGAGCCATGTGTGTAGAACCTGCACTTCCTAAGTGATTAGTTGAAGCCATCACACTAATAGGCTGATATTTTTTATCCCCAATAACAACAGGACCATTCTTAGATTCTACCACTGCAATAATTGGCATATATACTCCAGGATTATAGGTGTATCCATTGGATTCCATATCTTGCTTTACTACATTAGAAAATTCTTCATCTGTGATAAAGAATATATCTGGATTACTATCTAATATTCCATTTCTTAAAGCTTCTTCTATATTATACTTCTCATAGTATTTTATAGTAGGACTATTAGGAAATCTTTGTCTAATGTTATCAATGTTTACACTAGCTATAAAAGACGAGCTATTGTTTGCAGTAGGATACATATTATAGTTAGAGTTCAACTGTCTATTAGTATTATCTAACTGCTGCCTTTTTTTATCAAAAAGAGGTGACTTAGATTTCTTTTCCTCTGTTACAGATTGTTCAGAAACTTTAGCTGCCTTAACCTTTGCAGCTATCTGCCTTAATAAATCAGCTCTTGGGTCTGTTCCATCTTCAGAGTTAGTCTCTCTTGTATTAGCTGAGGATATAAGAGCATCTACAAAGTCTTCTACATTTTCAAATGAATTTGTACTTAAACTTTCAATAAATTGTCTTACATCATCTTTTACAATAAATGCTTTATCAGGTTGATTTTTAGCTACATTAAGAGCTATCTCTGCTGCTTTAGCAACATCTTCATTACTATTATCAGCAAAAGCTTGTATTATTGGATTTCTTCCTTCAGTACTAGTAGTATTATTAGTAGGCTGATTACCTACTGTTTCAGTTTGTGCTGTTCCAATAGGTATATCTTCATTACTAATTACTGAACCATTTTTATCAATATAACCACCTTCAGGAGTACTACTTCCTGCTATATCAAAGATACTCTTAGTCTTAGTTTCTGTTGCTCCCTTTTGTACTACTGGCTCTGGATTAGCAGTAGGAGCAGACTGTTCTGGTGTAGTAGGAGTTACTTCTATAGGAGCTTCATTAGCTTCTCTTTGAGCATTCTCCTTATTGTAAGTAGCCATTACATCATTAAAGTTCTGTATAGCTTCTCCAATACTTGTAAAGGCTGTTTGTTCTGCTTCAGGTATAGTAGAATTAACTTCTTCCACATATTTTCTGAACTCAGATACACCATTTTCATCTACTGCTGACAGAGCATTTACTACAGCTTGATTATCATTAAAGTCAATTCCTTTATCAGATAAGTAAGTTATAGTATGAGCAAACATTTCTTTATCATTATCTGACATGTTTTTGTGATTATCAGAGTCAGAAACTTGCTCTATAAGGTCTTGAAGCATTTGTCTCTCTTGACTATACCTTTCAAAGTTAGCATTATCCTTATTTCTGAAAGCTCTTGTAATTAATGATTGCTCTCTAAATGAACTTTCATTATACATTTTGTCCATTTCTCTAGCAAAAGTAGCATAATCTTGAATATTATTCATTGCTTGGTACTTTCTCCTAGAGGCTATATCAGCAGCAGATTGTCTAGCATTATAGACATAGTTATTGAAACTATCTGGGTCACTTAATATAGCTTGATACTGAGCATTAAATGTGTCAATAGAGTTCTTAATTCTTCCAGCATCTATTATCTTATCAAGAAAATTTTCATCCTGTGCAGTTCCTTGATTGACAAGATTATCTATTACAGCTTGCTGTTCTTCACTATAGAAAGGCTTCTCTTCAGCCTTAACAGCATCAAGTTCTTTCTGAGCTTTAGATATTTCTACATCTAGCTTTTGTACTTGTTTATTATGTCCCTTCTTTACTCTACCATTGTCTTTTATATATTTTGATTTCTGTTCATTAAGAGACTCCAGTCTAGCATTAAGTTCATCAACTCTTCTATTATATTCTTCTCTGCCACCATGAGTAGCTACATAAGTCTTTTGCTTGCCCTTTCTAAGCATTATAGACCTAGATATGGGGTCAAGATTCATAATTTCTTCTTCACTAAGAACTTCAGAAGTACCTTCTTCAATATCATTGATTGCATCAAGTCTTTTAAGTTCTTTCTCAAGGGATTTACTCTTAACTTTTTTATCCTTTAGGATATTCCTTTCATTGTCAGTAAGATTCTTCCTACTAGTAATATTCTTAATATCCTCATTAATAGAATTAAGGCTTTTCTGAATTTCAGCCTGTCTCTTTTTAGCTTCTGCAATAGAGTTATAAGCAGCTAAGATTTCTTTCTGTTTTGCACTTAATGCAGAACTATGCTCTACTGAATTTCCTATTTGAATATTAGCAAGCTCTTCTTTCAGCTTTTGTTCTCTCTGATGCCAATCTTTAAGCATCATTTGACCATATATAAGAGATTGTTTAGTATCCTCATCAACATTACCAAGTAATTTATCTACTCTATCCGATTCTTGTTGAATAATATCAAGAGTAGATAACATCTTATTTGCATTTGATTTTAAAGTTTTAAGAATTTCTTCATCACTTTGTTTTTCATCAGAGGTATTAGCATTATCCCTCATTGCAGATATATATTTTTCTGCTAGTTCTGAACCTTCTTCAAGGTTTGCAATCTCTGTAAGCTGATTAAGGTAAGTATCATAATATTGAGTACCTTGAAGCTTTTGTAACATAAAAGCATCACTAATAGTCTTACCTAAGGCACTATTTCTATAGCCAAATTCATCACTGCCAAGACCTGCATCACCCATAGATTTAGCCCAGTTAAAAGTTCCAACTAGACCATCAAATTTACTCTTATTGTCAGGGTCTCTAAGCCATTCTTGTAATACTTGAGCAGTCTCTTCAGCTTGATGTTGTTGAATTTGATTATCTCTATGAGCTTGAAATAGACCACTTCTCCAAGGAGTAATTCTTCTAAGTCTCTCCCAATTAGATTCTAGTTCACCTTTTTCATTAAGACCTCTACCAAAATAAGTAGTTTCTGCTTTACCATCAACTATTCTACCTGTTCTAGTTTTGTGACCTAATGAAGGAGTTCCCATTATAGAAGATATAGCTCCATATATACCAGATTTAATAGTTTCTTTATCCAGAGTAGAACCTGTAAATGCTGTCCAAGCAGCTCCCCAATCACTTGAGAAATTATCTCCTACTGCTGCACTACCATCACCTTTATATTTATTGTCAATAAACTGGTGTATATTGTTTTCTGCACCACCTCTCATAGTAGCATCAGAAATACTCTGCATATACTCTTCGCCAAATTCACCAAGAGGCTCCTTAATTAGATTCCAAGCTTTCTTACCTATGCCAAATCTAGGAGTTACAGTTGTTGTAGCTCCACTACCTGTAATAGTAAAGTTAGGTCTAGGTTGTGCCCAACCAAATAATTTAGACTTAGATAGTGCATTTCTAACAGAAGGTGCTTGTAAACCTGCTTTCAAGGTACTATTTACCATACCATTGATAAGAGAGTTTACATAAAAATTATTTATTCCTGCTTTTGTTGCAGCATATTCAACTTGCTTTAGAGACTCCTCATATTTAGGAGAGTATTCATCCCATACTTGCTGATAAATCTGGTTAATATCATATAGTTTACCAGTCTTCTTATCTTTGTATTTAACTACTTGTCCAGTATTATCAGCACCATCTTTTATCATTACCTGGTCATATTGTCCAAGTCTTCTATTAACTTCAGCACCTACCTCTTGTTGATGCATCTGTTGTACAGCTCTTATACCATCTTCTTCTGCTTGTTGCTTGGTATTAAGACCCTCAGAAAGACCTTCCATAGTACCTACCATACCTGGTATAATAAACTTATTAGTAAAGTTCTCTGCTTTCTGTAACTTAGTAAGAGCACTTGTTAATGCTTCACCTGTCTTAATTGCTTTAGTTGCTGTACCTAAGCCTTTAAATAATATAGAAGCAAGCTTAGCTTCTCCTACTCCTACAAACATTGATGCAAGAGTGAAACCACCTGATTGTAGTGCTACCCAAGGACTAGCTGAACTTAGTAAACTTTCTTGTTGGTCTCTAGTCTCAGCAATTTGTAAAGCTGACAATCCTGTTTCTTTCTGCTTTGCTATGTTCTCAGGAAGTATAGCTCCATATTGAACTATATCATTACCATATCTAGTCCATTCATTATCCATCACAGAGTTCATAAAGTTATCCCAACCATCAAGGTCTGGATTATCTTTATAAGTTCCATCAAAATAATTTATAGCACCTTTCACTGAACCTGCTAAACCAACTATAGCACCAGCAGCAGATGCTCCTAATCCTCTAAAACCATTCCATGCTTGCTCATACCAAGGTTGATTCTTAGCTACATTATCCTGTATTGTGCCATTAAGATAATTATTAGCTTGCTCTGTGCCATAAGCATCATTTATAGCTTGATACTGTGCAGCTATCTCTGCCCAATCTTGGTCATTAAAACTGATTTTATCAGAGTTCTTAAATTCTTGATACCAATTAGATACTTTACTAGCTAGATTTCTAATATCTAAGGATGCTTTATTATTTCCACCCCAACCAACATGTAATTTATCTTGGTAATCCTTTAGAAATTTATTGTAAGATAATTCCCTTTGAGCAAGATTAGATGCCATATTCTGTGCCATCACTGTCTTAGGGTCAATATAACTACTATCAATATTTACATTGAAATTATATGATGGAGCAGTAGCAGTACCTCCACTTATTTGGTTAAGGTACTGCTTATCTGCTGTACTTCTATCAGAAGCTTTTAGTCCTCTTAGACTACTATTATCAAAATTTAATACTGGCATATTTTATTTATATTCATTGTTTTGGAATATTATATAACTATCCTTTGGATTATCTCTACCAAATAGTTCAGAAGATTTTCCAGGTACCTTATATATCACATAAGGTTGACCAGGCTGCACGCCTGCATCTATTGCAGCTTGTGAAATACTGGCTTGTACATCAGGGGGGAGATTTGCAAATGCTGCATCAGGCATATATTCAAGATTCTTTGTTGGATACTCTATATTACCCCAAGAGTTTACAGCTTCACTTTCTGTACTTCCAAATAGTGCTCTTTTTCCTCCTATAGTCTTGTAGCCTTTGGAAGGATTCTTGGCATCTGCCAATATAGGTGCTCCTGTTTTTTCTGATATAGCAAGTCTTCTATTATCTCCCATACCTAAATCATTTCCTTTCTTACCCCATTGGTAGCTTCCGTTATGTGGGATAACTGCCATTACAGGAGTAAGTCCTTGAGCTTTTATTTTGTCTAAGTCAGTTGCTGATGATAGGGTTTTAGGAGTAGCTCCCGCAACGTTTAACTTTGTATCAGAATCATCTTTTCCGTTTTTATAACTTTGAGTTCCTACCTTTGAAATATTTCCATTTTGTCCATGCATTACTCTACCATTTTTATCAACTATCATTCCAATCTTAGGGTCATAGTAACTACCTGTACCCTTTCCATCAGCACTAATTATTTCTCTGGGTGCAGTTTGTTCTCTTTGAAATTTTTGTGTAGCTTCTCTTTCGCTCTTTTGGAACTCTTGAGCTGCCTTCTGTCTAGCCATAGCATGAGCATTACTTAAATTTTCTTGTGCTCTCCAGTTATTAACTAACTGAACTTCATCTTGACCTACAGCATTCCATAATCCACGTCTTGCATAATCATATGCTTGTTGTATAGTAGACTTACTCCCCCAATCTTTTACTCCTATAGCATCTATGGCAGACTCTACTAAATTAGTCAGTACAGGAGAAGCGTCTGGATTATTCATAACAGCTGCAAGAACTGCTTGACTACTGAAACCTCTTTGTTTAACATACTCATAATAGTCATCTCCTACAAGTTTTCTCATCCCTTCAGGGTCATCTCTGAACTGCTTAGCTAAAGCAGAAGCACTTGCTGCTACTTCTGAAGTCAAAGCTTTCTTACTATAACTGTTACCATAAGTAACATCAGGATTCTCCATTAATTCATCAATACTAATATCTGCTGCCTTTCTCTGCCAAAATCTTGGGTCTTGCAGCTCCAGTTTTCTTTGTTCTTCCATCAGTTCTTTCTTTCTAGTAGCTGCTTTACCTATAGGCATTATATCACTTGCATATCTTCTTTTTAAGTTAAGGAGTTGATTTCCTGTTTGCAAAGTCATTCCCCTACTAAAATCATCTGCTGCTTTATTTAGAGCATCTTCATATTTATGAAACATTTCATAAGCTTTAGGGCTTTGTGTTCTGTTAGCAACATCCTTCCACTGTTCTGTTTGTACAGCTAATGAATTATAATCTTCTTCTGCTTTATCATAAGCTTCTTTATATATTGCCATAGGCTTAAGAAGTTCATCAAAAGAGAAAGGTCTAAATTTACTTGTAATTCTTATATTCATAATTATCTTCTTCTTTTATTTTTTCTTCTACTGCCTGGTGTAGCTATCTCTTCTGCTAAGGGGTGTCCTGCTGACAATCCTCCTAATGCTCCAGATTCAGCTAATCTTCTTATTATATTCATTGATTTATTTTCATATCCCATATCTCCTAATGCTGATAAGAATTCAGATATATTAGCAGCTCTATTAGCTTCAGCAGCATCTTTAATACCCTGTCTCATTTGGGCAGCAGTAGTTAAACCTGTAAGCCTTCTACCTATAGCATTAGCATAAGCTCCTTGGTTAGCTGTATCAGCTTGTAAAGCACCTTGTGAATTATATTGATTAGTAGCTCTATTAAATTCCTCTACTTGTGCTCTTCTAGCAAAGTTTTCTTTGTCTGCTGCTATCTTAGCTTCTCCTAATCTACCTATAGTATTATAATCAGAAGCTAAAATTCCAGCTATTGCTGCTCCAGTATTTCCAGCACTTTGATTAGCTATAGCTCTTCTTGAAGCTGCTGCATCAGCATCCATTCTATTAAGAAGATAATCAGTATCAAAAGGTCTGTACTTTAAATAATTTCCTAATCTCTCAAATCCTACAGGTTTATAATCAGCTCTACTAGCATCTTCAATTCTAGCTGCATTTTCATATTCAGGATTATTAGTAAGACCTAAAGCATCTGATATTACAGCTGCACCTAAGCCTATAGCAGGAGCATATCTAAGAGCTTCATTAGACCTTCCTAAATATAAAGGAGGTTCTTCTTTTCCTGCATCTTTAATTAAGTCAGGAGTTTTTATTCTATCATTTAGATTATTAGGAAATAGACCATTAGGCATTAAACTGTTTGCTTTTCCTCTTTTATACTGTGCAAACATATCTCCTACATGCATTATTCCTGTATTCTTATCTACTGCCAGTTTTTTAGCAGTATTAAATAAATTATCTGAAATAGCCCAATCATCTATAGTATTTCTATTTTCATACCATTCAGGAGAAGTATCTATAAAGTTTTGAATTGCTGCATATCTAGGAGACTTTTTCTGTTCTTCAGTTGCATTATCATAGAAGTTAAATTGGTCCTTCAAATGCTTTTTGAACATATCTACATTATACACATTATTAATAAAATCTGTATACTCTTTATTATATTCTCCTTTATCATTCATCCAAAATGGTTTGTCATAACCATAATAATTAGGTACTCCTTTATAAGGATTTATAGCCGTAGGCATCCAAGTATTATTAAATATTGTAGGACTACTTGGATTTGGCTGCTCTAAAAGATTATTCCATAAAGGAGTCTCTCCTAAATTATTCCAATTAAAGTCTGTTTCTTTTGTATCTCCGCCTGTTTTAAACTTATTTATCCTACCACCATAAGCAGATTTATTTTCATTTATTCTAATAGATTCATTAGCTCTTTCTGCTTCTTGTGCATTTGCTAAATCAGCTAATACTTCCATTGCAGTGTCTCTGCTAATAGAGTCATTTGGTCTTTCTTCATAACTTTTAGTAAGATATTTAACTGCATCAGCAAATGTCATATTATCTCTTAATTTATATTTCTTTCTCACATCTTTAGGTACTTGTAGTCTATTACTATAGACATAATCATTAAATACTACTTCTCCTTGCTCAACTAAATTAGGAGTTCCTTCAGAATCTGCTCCCATAGGTACTCCTTCATAAGGATTATTTTCATGGGTATCTCCATTATCAATATAAGTTAAACCTGTCATAAAATCTGAACCATTAGTATTCAGATGTCCTCCAAAAGCATGTTTCCAATGAGAAGCATTCTGAGCAAAGATTGCTCTTTTCCTAGTTAATGGATTTTTACTATGTGTTAATTCTTCTGTAGTCTTACCAGTTCTTTTCTTAGTAGCATTAAACTTTCCTCTATTTGCTGGATTAATATGTATACTTCCACCATCAGAGTACTTATTTATAAAACCTCCTAGTGCTGCATAATTAGATTCTAAGGAGTTCAAAATACCTGTATTAATATTATCAGCATTTAGCTCTAGAGTATCTATAGCATAATCATTAGCATCTCTCATTTCAGCTCTTAATCTTTTAGCTTTTTTAGCTACTTTATTTGAGAACCAACCATCATCACCTATATAACTATTAGAGAAATTAGCATTTCCTAATGCTAGGTTATTAGCCATATTAGCTAGAGTATCTGTACTATTAGCATCAGCTTGTAATCCTCTTAAATTGCTTATGGTACTTTCAGTTTTATTTATATTCTCTTCATTCCATTTAGCACCAAATGCTCTATTAACTAGACCACTTGCCACATTTGTTGCAGCACTTGCTACAGCTCCCCAAGGACCTGGAATAGCTCCAGCTACATTACTTAGTCCTCCAAGAATATTTCCTGCTTTACTACCATAACCTCCTCCAATAAGATTGCCAGCAGCACTACCAAGTGCTGAAGAAGCTGCTCCTATCATATTAGCAGCTCCTGTAGACATTCCCTTAAAGGCTCCTGTAGTAATATTACCATTCTTATCAGGATTGCCTGACAGAGTGTTATATAGCTTATTTAAGCTTCCTCCAATATTATAATAATTATTTCTATAACTTAATAGTTTGTTATATCTTTTATTACCTATTTTATTGACCATAACTTATTAAATTTATTTGCAAAGATAATTAAAATAAATGATTAAACAAAGTTTATAAATACAAAAATAATAGGGACATAAGATTTCTCTTACATCCCTATTAAATTAAATTGAATATATTGAAGATATATTATGTAATATAAAATCAAATCTAGTGTCATATCTAGTATCATCTGTAGGTGTACTATTAAATGTAGGTGTACTATTAAATCCTAATTCTATTGCAGTCCAACTATCTCTTAGTCTTTGTAACTTGTTTGCTCTAGGTAGTTGAGCTTTCCATGTCCTAAACTTCTTCTGTACAGAGACATCATCAAAGAAAGTGTTCTTAATAGAGTTAGTAAGTTTCTTTACTCCTGTATCTTGATAATCATTATAAGCCCTTATCCAATCAAATGTACTTCTTGATGTATCCAAAGCTCCTCTATCAATAGAAGCTTTATATTCTATAGTATCAAATATCTTTGTTATTGTTGGATTTTCATTACTTATAAATGTGAATTTTGGTAACTTTACATAACCAAAAAATTCATTTGGGAATCCTTTATTATTCTTGTAGAGATTTAAAGGAGGCAGATATTCACTCTTTTCTATATTTTTAGTACTAATAGAAATGAAATCATTTTCTATGTTATCCATAACAACATTACTATAACTCATTCTAGATGTAAAGTTTCCTAGTTTCTCAGAATAACATAAAGAGTTTTCATTTAATTCTTCATCTTCTATTAGATTAATATACAAGTCATTATTGATATTATCATAACTTAATATTTTAGAACCTCTTTCAGGAAATTTTACATTATCATTATGTTCTCTGAACCACCAAGAACATCCAGCAGTCTCTCCTATATTGGATAAAGAACCATTGAATAACCAAAATGACGAAGCATTATTATCAATAAAGTATATTCCTTGAGGAGTCTCTTTAGTATGCAGTCTATCTTGGCAACCTATTTTATTACTAATTATTTGAGTACCTTGCATTTTCTGTGAGTTACCTATTTCAATAGGCACTCCATCAGAAGCAGATATTTGAACTCTATCATTGTATAGTAATCTTATTGTAGCATGTTCTTGAAAAGCTATTAACAGTTCATTGAATTTATTTATAGAAGTTACCTTACCACAATCTCCATTTAAGTCTATACTATTAGCCAGTGTAATATGAGTCCATTCATCTACATCACTTAATGCTGTATGAGGAGATGTCCATATTACTTGGAGTGGGTATTTATTACTTCTATATGTAAAATCATCTAATATTCTGTAATTAAATATATTATCTTCTTGACTATATGAATCATTCATTAGATTAAAATTAATAGGTGATACATGTAAATTATCTTGTTTTAATCTGTTTCTATCATATCTACCATCCAAATTAATGTAGGATTCACACATAAAAGATAGTATTTCTATAATATTATTTTCATTATCCTTATTATATGGATAAGTTTTTAAACAATCGTATCTTTGATAATATGTATCACCTCTATCATATATAAGTTCATCTGCATCAAGAGACACAGGTTCACCTCCTGGAAGCCAAAGATTATTAAGAACTGCATCCTCAGAATCTCCATTAAAAAGATTAACTGGAACACTTCTCTCTAGATTAGCTAAAAATAAAGAACCGTCTATTATACTTGAAACATTAGAGGATATTTTATCTTGATATATTTTACTAGTTGCATCATAGAAATTATTATGGACATCCTCACTTCCTCCACTTCCTCCACCTGTATCAATAGTGCCAGCAAATAATAATAATTTTTTATTATTAACTTCTATTGCTTCCAAGTATTTATTTTTAAAAGAACCTATTATTGTTGGATATGCATCAGGTACTATATATCTAGTATTTCTATTAGGTATTACATATTGCCATCCTAATTGTCTAACTAATCTATAATAAGTAATTTCATCAGCTATTGAACCTTTTGTTGATGAAGGAATTGCAATTAATGTAGTATTAGGAATAGAAATATTATTTTTGCGTATTAACTGCTGACAGGCTATGTCAATATTATGGTCATTTATTCCCCCAAGTTTTAAAACCTCATCTCTAATTTTTATCCAAGGAATTAGTAAACCTAAAGTAACATCTGTTATAGTAGTTATAATTTTAGCACTTGGAGCTTTTTTTTGTACTTCGTTAATAGCAGTTACATTAGGACGTATCCAATATGGAGTTGTGTGAGCAGAGCTTTGATAAGGAGTATTTATGCCTGCTACAAACTCTTTATTATCTATTACACCAGTTACTAACCCAGGTAAAACTACAGGGTTTTCTTTTATGTAATTGGTAGAAAATACTAGATGAGGAGATGATTTATATGAAATTCTTGTACCTGCATTATAAAAAGCATATTTACTATCAACATCAGTTGGAATTTTTATATCACTTTTTTTTAACTCAAAATCATTTATTGGGTTTATAAATTTCTTTTGTCCTTTTACTATCTTTACAGTATCAACATTTCCATAATAATTAATATCGTCTAAATTAGAATTACCAGGAGTATTTAATTTTACAAGGGATATATCGTTACTATTAAATAATGATACTTTTGTAATGCCTGCTGGGTATTTATAGGGAGTATTGAAATAATAATTATTGTAGCTAAATAATAGATTAGATATAGTTTTTGACTTTAAAACAGAACTTCTACTTTTTCCATCTTCCTTTGCTATATCATTATTTATTGAACCTCCTACTTGCCAAGGATATATAAACCATCTATAAGATTCAGAATTTTCTACTATTGATGAATCATTCTTTAAAACAGAACTTTGATATAAAGCTTCATTATATAATCTGTCACCTGTAGGAATAATTTTCATAAAACCCTGAGAATTACTATTCCCAAATGTAGGTGGTGGAGTTAAAGTATCAACATTAATATCAGATAAATATTTTATATTATATATTAATCCTGTAATACTTATATCTACAAATTCTTGTTCTATGGATGATGTGATTTCTTCAAATTCTAACTCTGGGGAGTTTAAAGTTAAAATAGACTGGTCAACCATATACTCAATAGATTTATTTTTTAAAGTACGTATATTCAATTTATTCAATAATAAATTACCTTCTCCTTGCACTTCTTCATTTAAATAGTTATCAGAAGGGTCTGTATCAGAGAAAGAATGTTCATGTAGTGTATAATTTAATGGCTGATAAGGTCTGGATGCTATCTTTCTTAGAGAACCATCTGAAATTGGAGTAGTATAACTATCTAACGATGAAGAACTTAAAGGTCTAAAAAACCAAGAAGCCTGTGCAAAAGGAGCATTATTATATCTATCATGTACTTCAAAAATAGTAGGATTTATAACTCCTTGTGTAATTATGATTCTTTCATGTGGTTTAGGCAATACTACAACTCCTCTAATTTTTTTAAATTCAGAATTTTGAGCAATAGTAATTATTCTTTTTAGTAAATCATTTTTTAAATCCAATTTTAAAGAATTTAATTCTATGTTACCATTGTTATTAACTCTGTTATTATTACTAGATATTTGAATATCCTTTAAGAATATAGGTTCTGACCATTTTCCTGTTTTATATTGAAATTGTATTCCTAATCTATAATAATTATCTTTTCTAAAAGAAGTTATGCTTTTACATGTATTTAATTCAAATTGCTTATTTGGTTTAGTATTATTGTCTATATTTAAAGTTCTTCCAAACTCTGTAATAGAAATACCATCTTTATGTTGTTTTATTAAATCTTTAATTTGTGTTGAAATATAAGGCTTTTTTATTTCAATATTTCCTAAAAATAAGGTATTGTCTTTTTCACAAAAACATCCTGCAATTATTTCTTCACCTCCTATAAATAGAAGCTTACTTGGGTCTTCTGTATAACCAGTAGTTCCAGTATCTGTAAAAACAATTTCTTTCTCATTTATTTCACTATTTATATCCTTTTGTAAAAAAATATCATGTACTACTTTAAATTGAGGTGTAGTATTTTGTGATGTTCTATGTATAGAATACACTCTGAGATAATCAAATTTAGTTTCAGTATTCTTTATAGATATTGTAAAAGCATTATTAACTGTTTCTTCAGGATTACCTCCTCTATTGTAGGGAGAAATATATAGTAATGGTGTAATGTAGAATATATTACTTTCTTGCCCATACTTATTATAATAAGTAAAAGCATATTGTATTGTACCTGGAGAAAATTGTCCTCCAACTACTTTCGACACACTTACTTCTTCATTTAATAATAAATTAGGAACAAAATCAAAGTTTCCTTCTGGATATAATTCTTCATAGTCTGTAATAGTACTAAGGTCTTTATTATATAATTTATCAGCAACTATATTAATAAATCTTGGTTGATTATATCCATCTGTCCAATATACTTTCTGTACTAAAGGACTTTCATAATTACCTAAAGTCTGAATTAAGTGATTTCTTTTAAAGTTTAAAACACCATCAAATAATGTTTCTGAAGTATAACTATAACCATTTTTAGTTATTCTGGTAATATAATCTTCTCCTGTATAAGTAGCTTCATCATCTGTATCTTCACTATCGGTTGTAAACACAATTAAGTATTTACCTAAAACACAATGTCCTATATAATAAGTACCTTTAATCTTAACATTTTCTACTAAGCTAGGACCTACTTCATTAGTCATTGAAAGAAAACTTTCATTATCCTTTCTAGTAAATCTAATGTTCAAAGCATCCCATAAAAAAGAACTATCTTGATTGATAGGGTGTACATCCCTTTTTATACCTTTAAATACATGATTATCTTTCTGCATCATAATTAATTATATCTTAAACCTTCTCTGACATTACTAGCTTTAAATGCACTATCTCCAAGATTAGTTCTTGGAACTAGAGTATTTATCATATTAGTAAAGCTTCTCATTTCATCAATAGAAGGCATTATTAAACTAGATTGAGCTTGTCCTACAGCCCAAGCATATTCCTGTTGTATGTTACTATAGATAGTGCTTGATAATTTACCTTGGTCAAATAATATAGTAAACTTTATTTTCTTAATATATAATTCAAGTGCTCTAATGAAAGCTTCATTATTTACTATCATTGGATACCCTTCATCATCTATAGGAATTGCTTTATAAGATATTTCTATCTCATCCTCTTTGTTAGATGTAAATATTACAGTTCCTTGTATTTTATAAGTTTTTCTATCTGTTTTATCTTCTGCATAATGGAATGTATCAGTACTTGATATATACATATCATGTGATTTCTTGCTTCTTACTTGATTGATACTTATAAAGTCACAGGGTAATAAAGCTCTATGTTCTTTCACTTCAAGAGTTTCTACCTTCTCTATAAATATCTTGGGAGAGCCTACTAGTTGCATAAATCTTACAGTATAAGCAACAACTCTCTCCATAGTTAAATCCTGTAGCATAGGATGGTCTAACAGATTATCAAGTATAACTCTTATTGATATAAATTCATTCATCTTCTAATATTGTTTAATAAGTTATATACTTTAAGGAAATTATCAGCAGGATTGACCTCTACAGGTCTATCCATTATTTCAGGTATTCCTGTATATTCTTCAGTTAAATTATCTATAATTGAAGGGTCTGGAGTATATTCTATTTGTGGAATGATAGGAGGTCTATAATCATATACAGAGGGGAGACTCTGTATTAAATTCTGTGTAACTAAATTATCCCTTAAAGGGGATTGATAGTTTCCTCCAAACATAGACCTTTCTACATTTCTTCTTTTAGCTAAACCCCTAAGCTGAGAATCTTTACTAGCCCACATAGACTTTTGAACATCTTGAATAGTAGCTTCGCCATTAAGGTACTTAGTTAATACAGGTTTAACTCTTTGCCTAAATCTTCCAGCTCCTACATTATAACTATAACTATATAGACCATCTAACTGTGACTGAGAAAGTTTAGAAGTAGCTCCTTTTGGCAATGAATAATTAAAGTCTCTTGCTTCATCTTCAAAAGACCTATTCACTTTCATTGTAGAACCTTCCCATTTAGTTATCTGCTTTTTAATTCTAGATGAAGGTTTATATCCTCCTGTTTCATATTTATTGGCTTCTGTATTTAATAGACCTCCAAATTTAGCATAATTAGTAAAGTAGGAATTTTCATTCATTGGGGAGTATGCAACTGTTTTTAGTGCTTCTTTTATACTATCCAAGTCTTGTTCATTTACATCAGAACCTCTAATATAATTAGATTTTAGGGAGTTTATATGATTTTGCATATCCTCCAAGTTCATAGAGTTTATATAATCATCTAATGCTTCTTTTGTTTTATTAGTACTTCTTGATATAGTCTCCCTTAGAGAAGTATTTACAGCTCTACGCTCCTTATTAAGATTAGCTCTTTTATCTCCAGAGATATTAAGAGTTCCATAAGCCTTTCTTAATTTTTCTTTAGATTCATTATTAAAAGATAATCCAAAGGTTGAGTCTAAAGCATGACTTAATTCATGTGCTAAGTTGGCTTCTCTATTCATATTATTATTTTCTATATAATCATTCATTATAATAGAATTTTCAAATGAATTATAAGTACCTCCAACTCCTGGGTCTCTAAAATCTTTGGAACTTCCAACATTTATAGCTACATTATTAAAAGCTTCATTAATTTCATTTTGTGTTGGAAGATTTGAAATACCTTCTTTTTGTAGTCTATATCTATAATCATCTCTATAAAAATCTCCAACTCTCTGTGCTTCATCTCTATGTAAAGAATTATATGGCTTATTTAATCCAAATACCTCCATTTGAGTTTTCTTAGTAAGAGGCACAGGGCTATAAGTATCTTTAGGTTTTGGCATTACTATTGGAGTATCTACTTCATCAGTACCTTCTACAATAGGTATTTTAACCTCACCTAAATTAACTGCTGGTAGTACTATCTCATCATCATCTAAATGTCCACCATTAGCATATTTATTATAACTACTCTTTATATCCTCTAAATCATAAAGACCATTTTTCACCCCTATATTTATAAGAGCTGCTTTCTCTTTTATACTTAAGTCTTTCCACATAACATAAAAGCGTCTAATTTTCCTTCTTTCAATTGTTTCTTCAATGTTATTTTAGCATCTCTGTTCATCTCAAAAGAATAGAAGGATTTGTTATTATATATTGCTTTACTCTTATCATAAAGCACTTTAAATATCTCTCTTTCTTCTGCTCTTATTAATGTTCTGTTATTATAGGCATTTTTATCCTCAGACCACAAATGAAGAGTAGCATCCCAATCAATAGGGAGATTAGTTTGTATCTTACCATTATTTAAAACTATTTTAGCTGGATATTTTCTTAAAGTTATTTCTCCCATTCTTTCAGGTAGCTTTATAGAACCTGTATGTAAAAAGCTGTTTAATAATTCCTTATTTACAGTTCTAATGATAGAATAGAAGTCATGTTCAGATATAAAGCCAACATCTAACCATTTATTCTTTCTTAGCCATTTATAGCAATCATATACTCCTAAAGAATTATTTATTTTATGCTTTCTGCCACTATTAACTTTAAGTATATTTTTTCTAAAATCATCCATTAACTTTCTATTTGCTTTTGAAGATTAGACTTTGCATTATTTCTAATAAACTGCATTAGAGAAGCCAAGTCATCCTGAGCATCATTAACATTATCCACAGGTTTATATAAACCTATTGATAGTATTTTTACTACCATTTCTATTAAAGATGTCTGTAAAGTTTCTTCTAATGGATACTCTCTATCAAGATAGTTACATTCTAAACCCTCTGTATCACATCTTAATTCTTCAGCCTCTACAGTATTATTAAATACTCCTTTAATTATTACTTTATTTAACTCTAAATAATTAGGATTATTAGATTTAAGATATAAGTAATTGTTAAATTCTGTTGAATATATTATGTTGCTTAACCATTTATTATATCCAACATACTTAAATCTATCAGGAGTTACATAAGTAATTTCATTATTAACAAAGGGACTTACAGTATAAACTATAGGACTAGTTATTATTGTAGAAGGCAGTTTAGCTTTACTAACAAGAACTTTACCACTGCATAGAATGTTATTTACTAATAGTTTACTTTCTAATTCTACACAAATTGTTTGTGTATTAGAGTCTTCTATTTTACTGTTACCTTTCTTATATTTCTGTTCTAATAGGACAGCTCTAACTTTATCCAGTAAGAACAGAATATGCTCATTAGTATAGTAAGAATCATCACTTTTAAGCTTTAATAAATCCTTACTCATGTATATTAATTCTCTATATGTACTCATAATAAAAAATCTTCTTATGCAAAGGTATTAAAAATCATACAATTACACAAGAAGATTACTATAAATATTGGGGTTATGTTAATTACTTAGTAAATATACAATAGGAACAATTCAATGTATCTTTAATTCTATTGAATAATGCAATATCTTCAGAAGTATTAAATTCCTTTAAAGGTTCTTTACTACAGTCATCTATTAAAGATGCAATAAGTAAAGCTACTATACTACTTTCTTCTACATATCCTATTGTTTTTAAAGTGTCTAAATATTGAATTATAGAGGATGTTAAGTCATACATGGGCATTTACTTTTGATTGTTATTGTGTTATTTGTAAAATAATCTTTATATAACTTAGCTGCCTTATCAAATTGTCCATTCTCCATAGCCATATCTAAAGCTTTATATTTTAGATATTTAGTAGCTAATTCATCAGGGAATTTACAATCTCTTATATTATTCAAAGCACATACAAAAGAATCATATATAGGTTTTCTATTAAATGTATATCCTATATATTCATATGCTTTATCTTCACCACATGGAGCATCTACAGGAATTGTAGATGGCTCAACATAGAAAAATAGAGGAACATCTTTAATACTTAAGTTGATGTCTTCTGTATTTAAAACTACTCCCTTTTTATTTCCCACATCTAATAAAACAGCTCTTTCACTAGGACCAGTACTAGATACAGTTTTTATTGTATCTATTAGTACTCTTTTTATATAAACATTCTCCAGATAAGCTTCCTTTTTAACTTCTATTATAATAGAAATCTTATCATTGATATAATCAGTATTTATTTGAGATTTAAACATAGCTATAAAAATAAAAAAGGAGAGGGGTCACCTCTCCTTATGGTTAATCTAATTCTGTACCTACTTGTGACTTCTTGACAGTAACTCCTACAGCTGTAGAAATAGCTGTAATCCATGTTTTGAATGTAGTTATTGCATCATGTGGGAATACTATTGTGAGAAGCTTTTCACTTCTTTGAACACCTACACCTTCATCAGAGAAGTAATAATGAATATCCAGTGTGTCATATTCTTTAGAAACATCAAGCATATATTGAGTATGAATATTGTTAGGATAATTCATACCTCTGTATTGGTCACCTCTCTCACCCATGCAGAACCACTCAAGGTCAGCAAGATTCTTACTATTTGTTACATAGTCTTTAGTAACATCTGTAGTATCTGTAACAGTGCCCCAAGTTACTTCATCACCATTAAGTGTGATAGTAGTAGGAACTACATCAAAATATACAGGTACTTGCTTCATAGTACCAAGATGCCAAGGCTGCTCTACTTCTACAATTCTAAGATAATCAATATCCTCAACTACTTTAGCACCTGTAGACTCATAGAAGAAGTTCTTAGTTTTATTAGCTTCCTCTGTGCTTATAACAGCATTAGGAAGAACTTCTTTGAAACCTCTTGCATCAAAGCCACCCTTACTTACAGTAGCTTTTGAGTGTACTTCAATTTTAATAACCTTAGTAAGCTCTCTGCTGAAGTTCTTAGCAAGAGAAAGAGCTAAAGTCTTATAGAACATATCAGCTGTCATACCTTCAACAGCATGAACTGCACCATACTTTAAATAAATGTTAGTATCAGAATTACCTCTGAATTGTCTGAAAGATACTCTAAGAATATAATCTTGACCTGATACAGGTACACCTTTATTAGCTGTTAAAGCTACTTTATAACTCTTCTTAGCTTTTCTCAACTTTTGACCAGAAGTAAGAGTCATGCTTACTATTTTATTCTTATCAATAAGGTCACTTCTGAGTACCTCATTTAAGCCATTCATGTATGTAAAATACAATGAATCTTCAAAAGTTTTGTAACTTAAGTCACCTGCTGTTGCAGGTGCAACACCTGCATTTTGACTTTTAGTTGCGACAAATAAATGTCTGTTTTGATTTACAGAAAAAACTGCCATTTTATTTTAAATTAAATTAAACATAGAGTAGTTTAACGACTACTCTTTAACAAAGTTTTTGATTGAATTGCTAATTGCACTGCTTTATCTAATATTTCTCTATGTATAGATTCAGAAGCCTCTATTGTGGTAGATTTCTTAGATTCATTATTTATAGTTAAACCATTTGGTAAATCTACTAATATTATAGGAGAAGGATTAGATAAATAAGTCATGGTATAACTTACTATCGGTAAATCTGTTATTAGTTTTATTTTATCTTCTGATAATCTGAGAACCTTTGATTTACTACCTCTAAAAGGATTTCCTACAGTTTCATTATATTCATCTTGAGTTATAGGAAGTACACTAACTCTCTCACTGGATTTACAGGTAGTAGCTATATTAGCATATTCTTTTAATATATATAAAAAGTTATCAGGATAATCCAACTCTATATTAGTAATATCTTTTATAGGATAGATTTCGTCCTTTATTAATGTATTTAAATAGCTATTAAGTTCTTCAGTACCTTCATAGTTTCTATATAAGTCTTTTATAATATATTCTTGAGCCTTAGTTAGATATATACTCTTCTCATATTCATTAAAGACTAAAGACTGAGAATTATCATAGCTATTTACAATAACATCAAACTCATTAGATAATTCTTCTAAAGTCATTGTTGTATTAGTTTACCTAATTCTGTACTACTGTTTTTACCTATAGCTAATTGTGATTGTAAATCACCAAGATAATATGCTTTAGCTAATTCTACTGCTCTCTTTAATATTTCAGGGTGCATTTCATCAGGCAATTCACAAGTTGATTGTTCTCTTCTATTTCTAATAGAAAGTTCTAAATCAGTTAAGTCTGAAAGTATTATAGGTCTAGGTACTTTCACATATCTTATTGTATAACTAACATCAAGAGGAGTTTCTTTTGGATAATATATTATATTAAAAACACCAAATGTTTTATAATTTCCTTGTAAATCAGTTACTGCTGGTATCTCAGCTTTATATGTACCAACTTTACCAACAGATGTTATTATACCATCTGAATTTAAAGGTTTAATATACTTACTAAGTCCTTTCTTTTTAAGAGTATTAGCATCCATTAACCGGTACATATAATTGGAAATATTAACCATACCATTATTTACTGTATTACTTAAATTTAGAGTAATGTCAACAGCTTCATTGGATTCCCTTACTACAACAAAATCATTCAGGACATTTCCATTTTTTATATTAATTTCTATATTTAAAGGTTTATGATAAATGCTTTCAAAAGTAATATTTTTACTACTTATATCTTTATCATCTGATACATGTATTACCTTGAGAGCAGCTACTTCTCCATCAATACTGGAGTCTAATCTCCATGCCTGTCTTTTATTAGGATAAGGAAAAGGCTTAGACATTAATAGATTATAGGTATCATAAGATATAGGAAATACTATATAATTATTATCTTTAGCAATAAGATGTTCATTTAATATCAGAAATACATCATTAGGAATTAAAAATAAAGTATTAGCATCATTATTTAGGAGAGGTATGTCTACTTTAGTGGTTATTGTGTCATAAAAAACTATATGTTTTAAACTCTTAATTTTAATGAGTGTGCTAAAATCATAATGTCTTTTTTGACTACCATCTAGACCTACACCTGTAGTATTATTGTTAGCTACAAAATAAGATTTAATTAATTCTTCTTGAGCAAGAGTTAATAGTACAGATTTCTCATAGTCATTAAAGCCTGGAGCTGCATTACTAGTAATGCTATTATAAAGAACATCAAATTCTGTAGAAAACTCTTCTAGTGTCATAATTAATTACTTTAAATTAGTTTCCAAACTAAATTTAATAGTTTGATTTTTAGGTAGATTAAGCCATTGTGATGCTACATTTAATGTAGGTTCACCTGCATCACACATAGGAGTACTACCTTCTTTAATATAATATTGATTTCCTCTCTTAACTATAGTACCTGCTTCAATACTCTTTCTAATAAGAACCTTAGTAGGAAGCAATGGGTCACTAGCTACTTTGAGGAACATTTTGCTATTACTTTGAATAAGGTCATTAATCTTGGTCTGCAAGAAGTCTTTCTTGGTATTCTTATGTACAGTAACACCTGTAAGAGTTTCTATAACTACTCTTAATGCATCTACATCATCTTCAATCTTACCATATAGAGTATAGCATTGCATTAAAATTGTCATATTCTTCTTAGCAGTCTTTGTCTCTTCACCTTCTGCAATAATAACAAATTGATATGTTGCTTTTGGAAAGTCTTCAAGTTCCTTCATTGAAGGGGCTATAAAGTCCTTGTTAGCAAGAAGAATCTTATATTTAATATAGTCATTAGGATTACTTAAATCAAGGAAATTATCCTGCTTTCTTAAAGTAACTTTTGATATACCTACTTCATTGCTATCATCCCAAAAATTATTATTTTTTCTATATATACTGAGAGCATTTGGCTCTAATCCCATATATTTCTCTAAGAAATTTTTTTCAGCATTAGACAATACATTAACATATCTACCAGAGGATAACATAGGAACTACAAAAGTTCTTGTAGAACCTTCAGCCATACCACCAAATAATACATGCTTAGGGTTAGTTATCATTCTACTCTGTTTAGGTAAATGTCTTATAATTATCTTTTCATTTCTTAGACAGTTAATTAAAGTTTCTCCTTCTTTAGAAGGGACTGCTTCAGTATTTTCTGTATCAATAGACACATTCTTTATATCTTCCTTTGCCATTTCTTTTAATTTAAATATAGGAGAAGAGTTAAAATACTCTTCTCCTTTTAAGTTTTTAATCAGTTTTTATCCTTGCAGTATAGCTGGAATAAATGACATAGTTCTTGTTGGGTCAAGTACACATACACCAAATGTAGTCATTTTGTGTATAGTAGCACTATCCTCATCATGTGACATATAGTCATTATTCATTGCACCAGTAAAAGGATTTCTCATGCCAGCTTGGTAGCCTCTATATTCAGGAGCACCCTTAATCTGACATTTAAAGATATTAGGTTGGTCCATAGAACCAATATCCATAATATCAAATCTATATGAACTTGCAGGACCTCCTAATGGATGCTGTACTTTATTCTGTACAGGGTCATCGTAGAAATTATCTACTTCTACTTTTATAGTAACACCATTAGGTGCTCTAAACTCAGTAAACTGATAACCTGCTGCAAGAGCTGTTTGGTGTAAAGGACTGCCTGTCTTCTGTACAATATTTAATGCATCAGCATTAACTGTAAATTGAGTCCAGCCAGATACTGTATCACCTACTGCTTTACTGAATAAAGCAGCACCTCTCATACCTGTTTTAAGTACAAATACTCTGTCCTTAATATCAAGTGTACCTGCTGATAGTTCATATAAAGCATCTTCAATCATCTTTAGTGAGAAATGATTATAATAGTGGGTATTTGCAACTTCTAATTGCTCAAATAAGCCACTGCCCATTCTAATTACTTCACCACTTTTACCAAAGTTTAAATATTCACCATTAGCATTTCTATTAGAAGTACCCCAAGCTAGAGCAATATTCTTATAGTCACTCCATTGCTGCTCTAAAACCCAGTCTACATTATGCATCCATGTGTTAGCTACGACAGTTTTACCAGTAGCTTCATCCTTCATAGGAATACCTACTGCAAGTTTTCTATTAAGCATAGCACCTGAAACTTTGTGTTGAATTCTAATAGTAGTCCACTCATTACGCATACTTACAGGAGTGTTAAATCTTATATCACCGACTTTACGGCTTAATTCTCTTTCTACAGGAGCAAAACCTACAGAGAATCTTTCACCTGCAAGTAGTCTTTCTGAAGGAACACCTGAAGTAATACCACCCATTACTTCACACTTATACACAGCATTAGTTCCTTCCATTCTTGCTTCACCAAGTATCCTTATAGGATATACTTGATTTAAATTACCAAAAATTACTTCACCATCAGCGAAGTAGTCCTCTGCAAATACTAAATAAAATGGAGAAGTATTAGTACCTACAGGAGAATCACCTGCAACTACAGGTGTACCATCTTCTTTTCTTGCCTCTACTAGTGGAATATTCTTTCTAGCACTAGAAATAACATCCCAGTAGTATTCTGAATCATCCTCAAATTCTTTAACAGGGAATCTGCTTAAGAAGGTATCTAGAGTTTTACCTCTCTTAGCTGCAAGTAATTCCACCATCATATTAGATGCTTTTTGAGGACCTAATTGATAGATTGCAGAGATGTGGTTGAGCTTGCTCAAGCCCTTCCAACCATCAAAGCCTACCATCTGAAACTTACCTAATTGTCCAGCCATAATTTATTTATAAATTTAAATATCAAGCGTATATCTACTAAATGCAGACTCAGAGTCTGAGCTAACACCACTTGTAAATTTAAGTGTACCATTTGAGTTTCTGGCAGTGTTATTTAAGGTGTGCTCTAACTCCTTTAAACTTTTGCCAATTTCTTTCTTTACTTTACCTTTAACTAAACCATCAAGTGACTTAAAACCATCAGTTAATACATAAGTTAGACCCACATACTTTATAAAATCATTATGATTGTCTGCTTCATATTTTTGAATAGCAGTGAGTCTTTCCCCTGTTTCAGGGTCAGTAAATACTGGCTTAGAAATAGCATCAAACACTCTTTGTCTAGTATTTTTATCTAGCTCTAAATCACCAAATGGTTTTTTATCAGAAAGAATTGATTTTTTAAGAGCTTCTGCTTGCTCTTTTAGTTCTTTCTCTTCATTTGCCTTTTCTTCCTCTGCTTCTTTTATAGCATTATTATAAGCTTTATTTACTTGGTCTTTACAGCTTTGTAAAGCTTCTTTAGCATCCTCTATATCAGTACCTGCTGCTATAGACCTTTCAACAGCTTTAATTGCTCTTTCTTTAGAAAAACCTTTCTGAATATAATCTTCATAGATAATGTTCTTTCTAAGATTTTCCCCCTTTTCTCCCTCTTCAGAAATAGAGTCTTCAGTAATACTATTCAGTATTTTCATATTATTCTCATATCTCTGAACTTGAGTAGGTTCTATTCCTGCATTAAGAGCTTGGTCAATTCTTTTCTGCTTTTCATCAAGTTTAGATTGAATTTGCTGCTCTACTAAATCTAAAAAAGATTCTGCATCACTAACCTTAGAAAGAGCTTCCTCATTAAGGTTTTGGAAGACACCATCTTCTGCAAAGGTTTTGGCAATGGAAGAGTAGAAGTTGGGAGAAGTACCTTCTTTAGAAGAGGTATCTTCCTTTTCCTTATTATTATCTCCACTACCTACGCTCTCTGATTCCTCAGTAAATAAATTATTTACATCAACAACCTCAGTAGTTTCTTTATTTTCTTCTTTATCCTTTGAAGTTTCTACTTCATTTTCTTCAGTAGACTCCTGTGATTCCTGACTAAAGAGGTTTGCAGCCTCTTCTCCAGTCATAATGTTATCTAATGATAAACCTTCCATATTATTACTTCTTTGTTAAACTTCTATGCAAAGGTAATAATATTAAACTTATTACAAAAATATATAATAAAAATATTAATAATATAATAAAAGGGATACTAATAAGTATCCCTTATACATTAAAGTTCTACAATAGAATATAAAGCTTCTTCAAGTATTAATTGAGCTAAGTTACCACTCATATGTGCAGCTTCCTCTGAATAAGGATTGAAGAGTTTAAACCTCCACCCTCAGAGTCAAAAACATAAGTTTTTTCCATAATGTTTCTTAATTTATAATTAGTAATTATTTGTAAGCTTACATTGCAAAATTACATATACTTAATCAAGAAACATAACGATGCTAATACACAAAAAAAACACTCCTAAAGCCTTGACTTTAAGAGTGTTACAATTTATATTTTTAGTAATGTTTTATTAGTGTGTTTTTCAACTACTTTAAGTACTTCTGCCATAATATAATCTAATAGATAAGCATCTACTTCATCATTCATTGCATTGGGAGAATATCCTATTCTAGTCCATACAGCATTTTTTACATGCAAGCACTCATGTGCTATAACTGACATATCATTAGAAGCTATAATTATTGTAGCTTTCCCATTACCGTGGTCTATAACACAAGAATCAGCTTCAATGTTTATATTAGAATTTATCTCTAAAGCTTCCTTAATATCATCTACTATTACTATTCTTAGCTTTAATCTGAATATAGGTATATTAATGTCTTTCTTTGTTATCATTTCTTCTACCCTTTATTACATTATCTAGAGTCTTTTCCTCCCAAAATAACTCCTTAAAACCTATAACCTTTTCTCCCCTAGGTATTACTCCTTCTCTAACTAAATTATCAAACGTGGCTCTACTTACATTAAGTTTCTGACAAGCTTGGTATTTACTAAGTCTTTGTGTTTTATCTGTATAAGACTTAATAACTTTTATCATTTCCATAGCTTCATCCTCAGTAATGTTAGAATTACCACAATCTATATCATTTATTATTTTTTCTAACAGTGATTTTATTATCTTTAACATAAAGAATCAATACTATAAATAATGTTATTCCTACTAATATATTATGTATTCTGATTAAATTATCAGTGCTAATTGGTATATTCCAATAATAGTCAACTATATTTAATATGTCATCTATTAGGATATACCAAAGGAACATTCTATGGTAAGAGTAAAACTCAAACACAACAGAAGCTAGATATAAGAATACCCATGTTAATAGAGACACTCCTGCTATATTACTTAATGGTTCTATATAGAACATTGTATTAAGCATGTAGCATAAAGCTATTACCATTGGTATGTATTTCAATACTAACAGTAATAGCTTGTGAAGATTACTTCTTCTTGATTTTTCCACCACAACCATACTTAGTTCCCTTACCTACACCTGCTTTAGGAGACATTGGTTTTGGTCTTTTCTTTGATGAACTTTTTGCCATAATTATATTATTTTAATTGTTATTTTATCCTTACTATTCTTTAATATATTATAAAGCTTTTCAAAAGTAATTTTACTGTTAATTACTTTACCTTTTACTTTGTTTTCCCCTACAATTAAACATCCTGAAGTATCTAATTGTGTATTGCCACAATGTATTAAGATACCTTCAAAACCTTTAACATTAAGAAGTCTTGGTAATTTACCATTACAAACTTTTTTATAAAAAGGAATATTGCCAAACTTAGAACTGAATACATCTAATGTAACATCATAAGTTCCTGTAGGAATTGCTGTCATATTAGGCTTCTTTATAAGTTTAATCTGTTCTGTAGTCATAGAGTCCTTTAATCCTCTGTCTTTATCTTCTATAACTTCACAGAACTTCTTATTATCTATTGACAATATACCTATGGTATAATCACTCTTTTTCCACTTTCTTTCTAGTACCAGTTCCATCCTTTTTAAAATCTTCTAATGGTATTACTACAAAAGTTTTAATTTCTCCAGATTCTAATTTTCTTAGTATAGTGTAGTCTTCCTCTTCAGAAACTAAGACCTCATTATTAGTTAGTAAATTAGCATCACCCTCTACTAGAGTTAGATGTTTCATCGAACCTATCTTTGTTTTTCCCATATTTCCTAATTGTTTCTCTAATTCTGTGTGAACAAGTTAAATCCATACAGATATTCATTGTTAAATTAAGTACTTGTTTTCTCAATTCTTGCACTTCTTTTTCTAGCTCATTATTTCTTTCTGTAATTTCTTCTAGTCTATTTTTATTATCATCAGAAAGTGATTTATAAAACTCTAAAGACTTCTCCATTTTTTCTACTAGATTTAAATCTACTTCTGAATTATATTTTCTTCTTGCTAAAAACCAAGTAGTCCAGCTAGAAATTATACTAGTTAATAAGCCAACTCCTCCTGTAATAAGAATACTAATATCCATTATCGTAATTTAAATTTATAATACAAAAATATTATTATACAAGAGAATAATATACCTCCTAACCACATTAAAGACTTTTGCCACCAATAAATGTGATTAACTTCTACTTGGTTTTCTACTGTTATTACTTTAGGAATTGTGTCAGTTTTTAATATAGTATCTACTTTATTTATATACTGAAACTTTGTATGCCATTTAGTAATGTATAAAGTATCTCCTTTTTGCCATCTATCTATACTATCTCTTACATAAACACTATCAATTTTAATACTATTTATATATTCTTTCTTTATTGTTTCTACAGGTATTTCTACTACCTTTGTAGCAGTCTTACATGAAGAAATAATCATTATTAATAATAATGTACAAAGGTAATAAAAATTTCTCATAAAAACCAAATTAACTTAATTCTTTTTATTCTTTAATAGGATTTACCTAATCTATTATACAGCATTTAACAAAACCGTATTGTCTATACCCATTTTCCCAGCTGCGAAAACAAGTAAGAAAAGCCAAGCCCAAGCCACATTTCGAGTCAGAGACAGCACCACCTCCAACAACAGTAGACTGTAAATCTGCATAAGTATTGTCATTTCTATAAGAACTCATATAGTTAGTATTGTCAGATGTTTTATCAGTTATTAAATCAGCAGTTTTACCAACTACTATGTTTTTAGCCCAATTACTCTTTGGAACATCAATACTGATTATATGCTCTTTATTACTTATATCATTGCTAAAGTTATCAGGGTTATCTGTAAAATAGAAATTTCTCTTCTTAGTTGTAGAATCATACTTTGATATAAAGTTGTCAATATACAAATAAGTATCTCCATACCAGAATGTATTAAATCCTCTATAACAAGGTACATTTAATTGTCTCTGTGTATATCCATCATTAAAAGAATGACTAGGCTTCTGTATTATCTTGGTATTGTTACCAAACAATAGTGTATAATCTACAGGAACATTTGGTGTCTGAGTATTATATCTATGCCAGCCATCTACAAAAATTAAACCTTCACCTAAACCACCTTGATGGTATCCTTCATCAGTTAGATTACTATTAAATGGTTTCTTTACATCAAAGTCAGCATATTCTATGAAATAACACCATACTATAGCATTCCATATTTGATAATACAACATGTGGCTACCTTTTATCTTTTGGGTATATTCTCTCATTGTAGCAAGTGGCATGGATGAAGCAGCTTTACCAAGCATTGTTCTAAAGTTGTTATCACCTAGATATTGGTCATAATCTGTGTTATTGTCGCCACCTCTGAGATTAGGTTGATAATTAACAACACTTACAGCTGTATTGGCAGATAAAGTATTTAGCCATCCCCATTTATCATCATTCATAGCTGTTCTTAACAAAGGACATCTACTTATACCAATAAGGTGTGCTTTAACTTCTCTGGCATAGTTTACACACTTCTTCTCTGATTGCCATACTTCATCACCAGCACCATCATTATCTACAGACCATATATAGAACTTAGGAGTATATACACTTATTTCTCCATCATAACCATTAATAGAACAACCAAATTCAAGTGTTGGTGTTATAGTTTCACCTGTTATAGGACCATCTGTAGTAATATAAACTTCCTTATTAACTGTATCTACTTTAATAACTCTAGCTATTACACTATCATTTATCTTAATCCAAGCATATAAATACTTATAAGTAGTTACCATTAATATTGCTTCACTATACCTAGCTAAAACACTAGGTTCAAACGCCAAAATATAATTATATGCAGAGCTTGGACTATAGTCAGAAGGTACTATATTCTTTTCAGCACTAGGACTCCACAAATATATTCTTTCATTTACAATTCTATATCCAGTATTATCTTTTCTAAATCTACTGTCATTAGGGTCACACCAATATTTAATATCAGTACCTTGATGTATGCAAGTAGCAAACTTAGATTGTATAGGTAATGTTTTATGTAACTCAAGATTACCTATTCTTTCACAAGCTGTAGTAGCTTGACTATCAGGAACTGTGTGGTCCCATCTAATACCATAGGCATATTTATTAGGGTCTGGTAAAGCATTCCATAGAACTCTACCTTCATTATCCTCTATTTTAGCTACTTTGCCTTCTGGTATTTCTATAGCTGTAACTTTACTAAAATCCATATTATTAACTATTAGTTGTACTTACTACTCTTATTGATTTTGTTACTTTAGAACCATCTTCTAAAGTAAATATAAAGGATTCTTCAGGACCTATCTCAGCTAAAGTTCCATCAGAAGAAAAAACTCTATTTACAGCTCCTTCCTTGTATGCTTTTAAATATCCTAAATTACCTTTCATCACATATAATGTATATAAAAAATTACAACTTACATTATTAAGTGACTTTATATTTTGACACTGTATAGCTCCTGTAAATACTGCACCACTAAGTTTAGCATAACCACTTAAATCAGGAGTTGCATTAAACTCACCCATCTTTTCCCAAGCAAATTGACCATCTGTTTGTTTAATATAGGCATATTCTGTGTACTTATTTTCCTCTCCTACTTTTGAAGAAAGTACACAATAAAGCTTTGATGTGGAAATATTCTCAGTAGGTAATTCAGTAACTACTTCAAATAAATCTGTGTTAAGATTAGTAAGGTCTATGTCAGTACTAGCTTTAGTAACTGAACCATCCTTACCTATATTATAAATAACAGCTCTACCACTACTTGTAACTATAAAAGCTTCACCTCCTGTAGTAGGCAACCATTTAGCTGCACCATAACCATAGTCAATATCAGCAAAGAATAAATGGTCTACTGATTGTATAGCTTGTAGTTTAGCCAAGTTATTAGCCTTAACACTTTCACTATTACCTATTTCAAGCTCTATTACAGCTTTACTGTTAAGCACTGCTACATCTTTCTGTATATTACCTACTTCTTTATCAAGATTGTCTACCTTTTCCTCAAGTTCTTTTTGGTCAGGAGTTTCACCTCCTGCAATAGTTATCCACTCTCCATTAACAAATACTTTAGCTATGCCTTTATTCAACCATAGACTGTCTATGCTTGGAGGTGTAGTACTCTCTACAATATTTCTCTTTCTTAACATAATTATTTATTATTAGTTATATTCTTTTTTCTCAAAGCTTCTCTCTTAATCTCATTGTCATTCTTAGCTTTTTCTTTATCTAGATTAAGTCTTTCTCTGTCCAATTTCAATCTTTCATCGAATTGTCTCATCTTTTCCTCTAAATTAGCTTTAGCTTCTTCACTAAATTCAGGTTCTTCTATACCGTCATCTTCTTTAGATGATGCTGAAATTGTAGCAACAAGAATCTTAGTTTCATTATCTCTTTGATTCATTTGGTCTTTAAGCTGCATTTCAGCTTCCTTTTGTTGAGCCTGCATTTCAGCTTGTTGTTGCTGAGCTTGTAATTGTTGCTGTTGAGCTTCTTGTTGTCTTTGCATTAAAGCCTGTTCATTCTTTTCAACAATTCTTCTCTTTTCAGCCATAGAACAACTATTATATAACTGCATAATAGTAGAAAAATTTAAAGTCTGATTCTGTAAAGCTGCTTGTGCTAACATATCCATTTTTTGCTGTAATTCTTGTACAGCATTACTATTGTCAACTACAAGACCATAATCACATTCAGCAAATTCATCTCCATCAATATCCATTATTTTCATTGAACCATCAGGAAGAATATATTCAAACTTCTTGTTTCTTCCTCTCATAGCAATTTTAGCTGTTTCAAGAAAACATTCCAATACTCTCTTTTTAACATCTTCATGCACTACAAATAACCATTCAGTAATATGAGAAGACTGCAATGTTGCTCTTTCTACTCCACCTACAGTTTCTCTATTAGATATTTGACCTTCTCTTTGTTTAGATATTCCTGCCACATCAGACATTTCCATTTTAATAAACTCTAACAGATTTATATTCTGTTGTATAGAATTACCTAATTCAAGGTCTATAACACCTGTAGATGCATTATTTAAAGCTCCTGCAAGTTTACCTGTAGAAGCTCCTACATTACCTTCTTTAAAACTATCTCTTACTGCTATATTATTAGTTACAGCAAAGTGCATCCATTTATCTATTGTCCATCCTGTTGGAACTTTAGCTAAATCTAATTCTATTATTTTACCCCAATTCTTAGCTAATAGTTTATTGAGTCTATCATGTATAGCATCATAGAGATAACTAAAAGGTTTCATCATATCTACAAGACTAAAAGGCTTATAATCATTAATGTTATATATAGAACCTATAATACCAAAATGACATCTTGAAGGGTTACTTAATCTGTTATACTGAACCACTCTTGGTCTCATATTAATGTAAATATCTTCACCTATTTTAGTACCTTCCCAAGCTTCATTTACATATAGAATTTGCTCTTCTTCTCCTAAAGCTTCATTAATAACGTAGTTCTCATCTCTAAGTTTAAATTGCTCTTCTCCTTGCTCATCATAATATTTAACCTTCTTTATTTTTCTTCTTGATTTCCAAAAAACTCTTACTACTCTAACATTACCTTCTATATCATAAGGTAACATGGATTCCATTTGACTACTAGAGTTCCCTAAAGGACTCCAAAAGAATCCTTCTTTATAAACAGCATCTCCTAAGTCACTATCATCTACTCTAATAAACTCTCCTCTAGGGTCTATATTATCCATAGAATCTACAGAACCTTTATCTGGTCTATTAGGCAGACTTTCAATATAATCTATATCCTTCCTACTAAGGACATCATAATAAGTGTCAATAATTTTACCTGGACTCCAATAATCCTCTATTACTACAACATCTGCATCTTCTATTTTATTAGAATATCCTGACTTATAAACCCTTACTTTTGTAGGGTCTAGTTTTTCAATAATAGGCTCTCCTCCTACTATATCACATTGATATATTTCTTCTGCTACAGTCATAGCATCCATAAATCCTTTATTAAATAGTAGAGGTATATTGTACTCTTTTGTATAATGGTTCAGTATAGTATTGGCTCTTATTTCTCTAAAATCTTGCCATTCATAAGTATAATAATCATTCAACTTTTCTAGTCTAGCATTAAACTCCTCCTCACTTTGAGAGGTATCAGCAACTGCCTGTTGTAAATCTTGAAGTAAAGCTTGCTTCTTATTATTCTCAATTTCTGTAACAGCATTAGGATTAGTAATAACAACTCTAAAATCAAAAACTCTTTTAGATTCCTCTCCTCTCAGAACATTAAGTTTAGAGTTCATTATAGGATAGTGTTGTATTTTAGTAGGTATAAATTGTGCTTGAATATTATCTGGATTAATAATATTCATCATATCATTAATATGTACAATACCATTAATTAAATCAAAATTAATACCTTTATGTACAACACTGTTTCTAACTAATGAACTGGAAATTGTAGCTCTATTAGCTGCCCAATCAAGAATCTGCTTTCTCCATTTCTTAGTCTTCTTACTCATTGGAAGTTGCTGAGGTGGAAACTGCATATAATTATTCATAATTCTTAATTATTTTATCTTTGCAAAGATAAATAAAAAAATTCACTCAGACAACAATCTAAGTGAATTATTTTATACTTTATACTAAATTTACTGTCTATAGTTTCTCTTGAAGAATGGGTCATTACCTAGATAACTAGCATCTATAGTTTTTTCTGCTCTTCTAGGTTCTCCTTGATATAGAATCATCTTTTCCTCTCTATATAACATTAGCTGACATAAAGACATAATTCTATCCACATTGATTGCAGGATTATATAGCATTAACTCTTTTAATAGTGCCCTGTTTTTAATAAAAGATAAATTAGGAACTGTATACTCTACTACTTCATTTCCTTCTTCTTTAGTTATAGTAACTGGTTTTAATAACCAATCTCTTATTAATCCTAGGGCAAAATTTTTTATAGGAAGAGTAGCAGTGATACCCTTACTAGCATTGCCAAAACCTGCTGTTTTAATCAACTGCTTGTTCTTTAAATACTCAGGGGTATCAGCCATTAAATGCAGACTATTCATTCTACTAAAGTATGAAAATGTGTTCTTCTTATTATTCTCTACCATTACTTTAGCATTATAAAATAAGCAAAGTTTTCTGCATATTTCATTTAAATCATCCGCAAACATAGGTCTTCCTGTATATTCTGCTACTATTCTATCTGTCCACAAATCTAATACAAACATACTTCCTAAAGACATGGATTGAGCTTCATCATTTTCATAATTATCTAGAGATATTATATATCTATCTTTTGGAATTTTACCATGTACTTCCTGAGGCATTTCAAATATTTCAATAGCTCCCTTAACCTTATTATCCTTAGTAGGAAAATCCCTTATTGGCATATCCGAAGTATTAGGTGAGAACTCTACGTTTCCCTTATTAATTACTAAATCTCCTACATAAGTATCATCATAGAAATTAGGATTATTATCTATTTCATTTAATCTTTTAGTAATCTCTGCAATGGGGAATATATTATCTTTAGTCTTTAATATAGCTTCTTGTGGAGTGATTGGAATCTCTGCAATTCTTTTAGTAATTGCATTAATATCAGTACTATTATATTTTACTTTATATCTATCAAGAAGTATTTCTAATAGTGCTTTATTTACATCGCTATTGCCGTCTTCATCATAGCAGTCAGCTCTGTTCATATAGCCTGGAAAGAAATATGTAAATTGTTTTCTTCCTTGACCTTCTTTATCATAGACATTATTCACAGCTTTAATGTTATAACCATTAGGATTATACATTAACTCTTGCATGGAACTAAAGTCAGAATCACTGTCACCTGCTGTACCATATAAATATATTAATCCCCAAACACTATTACCATCTTCTACAGAAGGTCTTAATACTTGATAAAGATTTAATAATCTTGGAAAGGAGCCTGCTTCTTCCAGAAGATATAACACACCTCTAGAACCTCTAAGCTTAGATTCATCATCTTTAGAAGTAATACCTATAACACTATTTTCAGTACCTCTTCTAGTGTTAGTTTCTGAATCTACATAGCCCATAGTCCATGCTAGATTCTGTAAAGAAGAAGTAATTCTTTGCCTTGGAAATTCAGTATTATTAGCACAGAAATCTATATAATATTGAAACATATCAAGTAATTGATTAGCTCCTTGGATATACTTTCTTTCACTTGCTGTAGCAACACATTGTACTTTCCTCTTTACATCATTAGATTCTCCTAATATAAATCTTTTAGCTAGCATTGACGCAGCATAGTAACTTTTGCCCTTACCTCTACTAGCTAATTCTGCTGCATGATGTCCTTCAGTTCTGCATTGATTTAAGTAATGTGATTTATAATAATGCCCATCCCAAAACTTAGGAAAATCAATAGTTCTAATAGACTTGCCTTTATTATCCTTTTTAATTAATTGTATAGGACAATAATTAAGAAAGAAGTACATATCTCCAGTTATCCACTCCCCATCACTAGGTCTAATATACCCTTCCCAACATCTTCTTACTTCCTCTCTAATCCATTTGCCAAATTCACTATTAGGATTAGCATTGGGTTTTAGCTTAGTAAAGCATCCATATTGTTGATAATGAATAGCACTTGGTCTAAAGTAATCTGTATCTTCTAATATATGAGGCTTAGTAACATCTACAATAATCTTCCCCTCTTCATCTCTTGGTAAATCTCTAGCATAAGGTCTATTATCTGATAATAGACATTGTATGTAAGGAACATTTGTTATAAAATCATAATATTGTTCCTGTACTTCTTTAGGTAAAGATTCAAGATGTTCTTTAGAGTACTCAGTTTGATATTTATTCATATTCTTTAAGCCCTCCTTTGATTAAAAATTCAATGAATTCAAATTTTATTAAATCTCCTAAAGTATGTAATTCAGAAGTCTTTACAGTTCTAGATAAAGTTAATACTTCTTTTTTATTAGTATTAGGTTGAATAATATGAAAATTATACTTTACAATATGTATACTATTAATAACAGAAGGTTTAGCCTCTATTGACATAACTAATACTCCATTTTTTAAAACAGAGTTAATATCTTTTATTAATTCTCTCATCAAAAAATACCATCTTCTAATAATGATTTTTCTTTTTGTCCTCTAACTTTACCTGATGTATTTTGCATATCAGCTTTAATAGCCTTCTCTGCATCATCTAAATCTTTTATCAGCTGTGGAATCATCTTTATAGTAGAGGTAATACTGTTAATAGTATATATAGGTCTTCCTTTATCATCAGTGTCCTCTAAATTAACCTCTTTAAGAAACTTTCTCACTTTATCAATAGCTACTCTAGTATCTTCTAGAAGTAAAGCTGACGTGGACTTCATTCCTTCATAGAACTTTATAGCTTCTATAATCATTTTATCAGGCTTCCAATTACTAGGTAATCCCTCTCCTTCTATAATAGCTTTAGCCCTCTCATCTTCATCTACTATATATTGATAATCACTTCTGGGGTCAGTCATAAAATAGACATAACCTAACTCCATAATAGCTTTATCTTTATTTACACTTCTATCTCTGTTCCATATCTGTCTAAATACTTTTAGAGCAAAAGCTTCTTCAGATATAACTACTTTATATCCTTCATATTTAAATAATTTCATATTTCTGCAAACTAAAAAAGCCCATGAAATTAATCATGGGCTTGTTAAACATTATGTAATAATCTTTACTTCTTTAGGCATTATTAATGGTGATTTGGGTTGTTCATCTTCTAATTCTTCACCATCTATTATATAATCAATATCTTGGTCATATATAAGAAGATGTTTCTTACCACCATATTCAACCATAGGAAAATCAACACCCATAGTAAGTTCATCTCCTATAATACCTTTAAGTGAGTCTCTCTTATCTTTATGTTGTGGTACTATATATCTTTTAGGATTAATCATCACAATATCTCCTACTTTAACTGAAGTTACTGTATTTCCTACAGCTTCTACTCTTTGATATTCTTTTATAGTACCTTCTGTTTTAACTATAAGTTTACCATTTGTTTTGCCTTTTTCATATACATTACAAGTGGTAACTATTCTATTAAAGAGAGGTTTAATACTATCTATTCTCAGCATTTCTAAACTTATTAATTAAATCAAATCTTTTTTTAATTTTATTGTATTTATCTAAGTTACAATATAACTTACCAATAGAAGGAATATTAAAATTAGTTCTTAATTTTAAGAATTCCTCTTCATTAAGATTATCTTTTAATGGTAAAGCTTCAATGGTAGTTTTAATATATAACCAATAAGCTTTATAAACTTTCTCAATTACATCAGGTGATATTTCAAGAGTTCTAGATACATTGTTTAGAATATCTTTATTCATTTTATAGGAAATAAAACTAAAAGTTGTAAACTCTTTGTATCTTCATTTATATTAGGTATAAGCTTAGGATTGATTTTATTGTCAATAATAACCTTATTCTTTCTTAACTTGCCCATTATAACTTGGAAATGGGCTAAAGTTATACCACAATCTTCTCTTATCTTTCTCTTGGTTTCTTCACTAAACAGAACAGTATCTAAAAGATTAACATCAGTAATTACTTTTGATAATTCATATCTATGTTTAGTAAATGAAGCTATAACATCTATCTCTCTATCGGTAAGATGGTGTAGGGGTTTTAGAAATACAAACCAATACTTAAAGAATTCATCACCTAATGGTGATTGGGAAAGCCCTATAACATTATTAACTTTCCCAATCATTTTTTATTTCTCCTTGTCTTCTGGATAACCAAATACAATGTTATCAATCTCTTTACATGCCTTATTCTTCATTTCAGTACTAAAGTCACCTTCTACTATCTTGAATAGATAGTCTAGTCTCTTAAAAGTATTAGCGAGATTAGCTTCTTGTAACTTCTGATACAAGATTTGAATTTGTTGATTTGCAGCAGATTTAATCTGCTCTACTGTCATTTCTTTCTCTTCCATATTAATATTTATCTAAATAATCAAAACCAAATCTATCTCTATACATTTTCTTCCATGTTTCTATATCTGTTTGAGCTATATCAGTAGCTCCACATTCATCACAATAATCAAGTTCTTCCATATTTGGAATCATCTTTATTTTAAGTGATAAACAGTGTTTACAATAAAACACTGGTTCTTTATTATATTCTTCAATCTCTCCCATATTTTTACTCTTTTAAGTAGCGGGAAGAAGAGTCGAACTTCTATCAGTAGATTATGAGCCTACTATGTTACCTTTACACTATCCCACATATTATAAAGCCTACAAGAAACTATAAAATACTCTAGTAGGCATAGAGTTATATGAAGTTATTACCACCATCTTTAGTTCATATAATCTATTTTATAGTAGAGGTCCCTGCAAGAATCGAACTTGCATCTCTTGGTTACAAAGCAAGAATAATAAACCTTTATACTAAGAGACCAATCTTTTATATTGCAAAGTTAATAATTTAATTTTAAATTACCAAATTTTTTAGTAAATATTTTCAGTACCCACTAAGGGACTTGAACCCTTACATTATAAATACTAGAGCCTAAATCTAGCCTGTCTACCAATTCCAGCAAGTGGGTATATATAGCCATTAACTCCCTCGGCTATTAAGGTAGGTTCTACGACACCTAAATGGGGATAGATTTACTTCTGAATGCAGTTAAAAACTACTCAGTAACCCAATGAGTTACGTTGCTACATTACTCTAGAACTCATAGCTTTGTTATGTACTTCCTGAAAGAATCGAACTTTCATCCAAACATTAGAAGTGTCTTATTCTATCCATTGAACTAAGGAAGCATTAGTACTCACTAAAGGACTTGAACCCTTGACCTTGATGGCATCAGCATCTTGCTCTAACCAACTGAGCTAAGTGAGTATTTAGTGTTCCCATTGGGATTTGAACCCAAGACTCTAAGATTAAAAATCTTATGCTCTAATACCAACTGAGCTATAGGAACAATAGTACCTCCAGTGGGACTTGCACCCACACAGTCATTACTGACTAATAGATTTTAAGTCTATCTTGGCTACTAATTACAACATGGAGGCAACTATATTAACTACATATATATTTTACAATTAAAATAAACACAATCTGCAAAGTCTGCCCTATTAATCCTCCAATCTCTGTGGCAGCTATATCTAACCAATCAAACTTACCACCATATTGTTTATCTTTAAATTCCATACCAAAAGCTAATCCTGTACTATATAATATAGTACCAATAAAAGCTGCTGGTATAGCATAAAGTAAATGTCTTTTTCTATTACTTTTTAATAACCACATATTATATTTTTTTGCGGGGAATATAGGACTTGAACCTATGACCTTAAAATTAACAGTTTTCTGCTCTAACCAACTGAGCTAACTCCCCTATTTATATGTGGAGCAAGAGGGACTTGAACCCTAAATTTCACTTTGCAAAAGTGATATGTTAGCCAATTACATCACTTGCCCCAAGTGAGAGTATAGGCTATCAACTCTCTTGTAGGTAGTCACCATTCATTCCTACTTTATATACCTTAAAGATGGTATCACCTACCCTCTTGTACTGGGGTGAGTATCTTATCTTCATAAGAATGTATAGTAGATAGGACTCGAACCTACAACTGCTGCATCCCAAATGCAGTATGCTACCTATTGCATTACTACTATATAATGTAAAGCTAGGGAGGTTTGAACTCCCATGACAAGCGTGAAAAGCTTGTATCCTAACCAATTAGATGATAGCTTCATTATACTTCTTCTATCTTCACAGACTGAAGAAGTAAAACCATTTAAACATTATAACAACAAACAAACAAACTAGTTGTCTCTATAGGACTCGAACCCATTCTTAAAGAACCAAAATCTTCAGTGCTACCATTACACCAAGAGACATTGTCTATTATTTGAGTACAAAGGTAATAATAATATTTTTATTATGCAAATTAATTAACTATTATTAACTTTTTAATTAAAAATAAAATTTAACCCTAATGCTGACCATAATTATGGTTTCTTATGGTATTGCATTATAACTTTATAATAGAAGGGTACTTAATGGTCTTTAGTTATAAGACAAATTAAGCTCTCTGAAGGCTATTTTCCCTTAACCATACTCTATTAGAATCTTATTGGTATAGCCACTATTACTATATATAATGCTTTAGATAGGCTCAATCTTCATACTATTTGTATTATCCAAACCTAGGCAACCCTACTCTTCTTCTTGGTGTAATGTACATAGGGTGAACCTCTTAATGTAAGATAGCATTAAGAACTGGTACAAAGTTACAAAATAATTTTGAAATTACAAAATTTTTTAAAATTTTTTTGATTTATTGAATTTGTATAAGCGGATTATTATATAAGCTAACTACCCCTCCCTCTTATTTGATTGGGATAGTCCCCCTCGGGTCTCTAAATGAGACTCCTTTGTTTTACATTAAAAATAAAAACGATGGATTACAAAACATCCTTTGCAGCAATCATGAGCTATGCTCTTGAGAGAGATTTAATCAGCTGTTCTGTAGCTGAAGTAATCAACTTAATGAAGTCTGAATACAAGACAGAAGACTTCATCTTAGCAGTTGATAGACAATTGCTATCCTTATATTCTACTAAGCTTACTTTTGGTAAGTATAATAAGATGATTGAAGATACTCTTCATTCTATTATGAAGAGATGCTCTGCTATGGGATGGATTTTACCTTCCAAAAAAGGCTAATATCTCCTCCTTCTACTTTGATTTAATTATTAACTAAAATATTATTAAAATGAATATCTTTGATAGATTTGTTACTAGAGTTTATGTGTCTAATGGTGTTTATGAGGAGCTTCCTGTTAATAAGGAAGAAGCTCAGAAGTATGATGAATACCTTAAGAGATTGAATACTAAAACCATTAATCTAAAGTAAATGAGAAAGTCACTAGTACTTTGCACACTTGCTGCTATAGTAGCATTTGTAGCAGGCTTTGTAGTGTGCCAAAACACTACATCCAACCTAATTCAAGCCTACAGTTCTTATAATAAAGCTACTGAAGAACTGTTGGATACACTTGAAAATCAGTATAACTGGGTTGATGCTATTGACTCTTATGATTACTATGAGTCTAGAGCTAAACTTGATTCTCTTCTTTGGGAGGCTAATTAATCCTCCCACTTTCTTGATTAATATTAACTTTGAACCTTACGGTGCTTAGGTAAACCGTCATTTTATTATGAATATTTTCAATAATCTTCGTGTTTATGCTGGTAAGTGGTCTGTTAAAGAGACTAGAAACTTCTCTGCTGAAGAGATTGCACAGGTTTCTCAGGCTGTTGTTGTTCCCTCAGACTATGGTAACTCAGTTCAGTTCACTATGGTATCTGGTGGATTAACCTACATTCCACTTGACCAGAACTCTAACTGTGCTATTGGTGAGGTTATAGACCTTGCTAAGGCTAAACTTACTACCCTTATGAAGGATGGTGAAGCTGACATTTATAGAGTTACTATCTAGAATGTCGTGACCTAAGCATGTCATTAAACTGCTTAACATTGTATAACTTAAAACTTTGCATTTTATGGAAATTCTTGCTAAAGTCAGAACCTCTACTATTTATCTTAAAGGAGACAAAGAAGTAGAAGCTGTTGCTAACTACATGTGGAACAAACATCATGTATATATCTATGATGGTAAGTCTCCTGAAGAAGTAGTGAATTTTGCATGTAACTTCTTGATGAAGTATCATGCAGATGCTGTTCTTATGAAATATAATGACAGCGTTTTCTATTATCCACTATTTAAGTAGGGCTAAGCTTGATGCTCTCCTTAAAAGTAAATAAAATAACTAAAGCTCTTTCAGTCTGCTCTTGTGTGGAGACTGTATTTACTATGTGTGAAAATAACATTCCAACACTTGAGTCTCTTAACAACTGTGATGAGTTAAGAGACTTTATGATGTATCATTTTGATGACCCATTAAATGGTACAGCTGACTTTCAGGGTGATGTGGTAGAGTTTGATGGCTATGCTGTGCCTAAAGAAGGAGAAGTTATCCCTATGGATGGCTATGGTGTAAACTTCACAGTAGGCACTATTAATGAGGTAACTAACACTTTTGTGCTCACATTAGGTAAGTTTGCTGACGAAGCCTTTGGTGTAGAGCTTCCTGCTTATGTGAGAGAAGAACTCATTGCTACCTTGAAAGGAGAATGGTAATGGAACATACAGAGTATGCTATTAGTACAGTCATAAGTTATGGCTATACTAGAGAAGAAGCTATAAACATTCTTGATGGTAAGAATGCTGATGGAAGTAACTTTGTACAACTCCCATTCTAAATGATAAAATATGTATAACTAGTAGTGTGGTGTAAAACTCCACACTACTTTAAATAAAAAAAAGAATTATGAAAGATATGGAAGAGATAACATATGGACAATCTATAGAAAAAGGACAGATAATAGAAATGACTGTCCCTAATGTAGAGCATCCTATAAAGGCAGTAGTACTTGATGTAATAGAGTGTCCTACAAGTCATAATAGTGCTCACTATGAATGCATAATGTATGCACAGAAGAGACTCTTTAAGGCTTCATTTGAATATAACTGGTCTATAGAAGATAGTTATGATAGTGACCTTGGTACATCAGAGGAAGTAATAGTTAATTATTATTCAGACTTAAAGTATGAAGGAATAATAGTAGATTATTGTGAGATACCTGAAATACCATCAGACATCTAAGCTTAAGGTGAGGAGACATCAGTCTTCTTACCTTTTTAAATCTCTTTAGGTAAAAGCAAGAAAAGAAAGTAACATAAAGAAAAGAAATATATAAAGAAAATAATAGTTATAGTTAGGATTAATTCTTTCTTTTGGTTCTTTTCTTTCTTATCAAGGGAATGGGAGGTAGAAGCAAAAGATAAAAGCAAAGAGATAAAGGTGGAGGAGAGATAGAAGCAAGGAGCTAATTGCAATATGTGTCAAGTTGGGCTAATTACTCCTCCTTTGCTCCTGACAAGGCGAAGTAAGTTATTGTCAAAAGATATTATATATTTCTTATCTCTTTGGCTAATTACTCCTCCTTGGCTACTGACAACCCCAAGGACATTGGGATTATATAACAAACAACATTTAACAAACAACAGGTGTGCCAGATACCAAAATAAATCCTAAGGGCATAGGTAAAATGACATGGCTAATATCTTTAGTTCATTGAGAGTGTATGCAGGTAAGTGGAGTCTTAAATCTTCACGAGTTTTCTCACCAGAGGAAGTTGCAGCAGTTGCATCAGCAGTAGTAGTAGCATCACAGTATGGCAATTCAGTTTGCTTTACTATGGTAGGTGGTGGACAGACATTCATCCCACTATCAAATAGTTCATCTAAGGCAGTAGGTGAGTCTATTGATGTAGCATCTGCTAAGCTTCTCACTCTTGAGAAGGATGGTGAGGCTGATATCTTCAGAGTTGAAGCTTAATGCTTTGAAGTTATAAGGTAATAGGTAGGAGAGATTGACTATATCTCTTCCTACCTTTTTACATTTTTATCCTAAGCAAAAGCAAGAGTTAAATGATTATTCATAACTATTTTTACTATGGAAGATATATCAGCAATAACACTAATTGGTGCAAATATAGTCTTTTGGCTCATAATTTACATCATAATGGAAAGCAAAAATCAACAAAATAAACAATAAATCTTCTAAAATACAAAAAAAGTATGGCAATAAGAGTAAATCAAGATGGAACAGTAGTTATTGAGAGAGTTCTCAAAGTAACTAAAGAGTTAGATTCTTTGAACTTTACAAGTTTTGAATCTAATTTCAATCGTATGATGTGTGACTATAGTACAGAGTTTGAAACTGCTTTAATCAAACGTTTAGAAGCATGTGAAGAATCTGTAGCAACAGCTAAGGAAATACATAGCATTGATAAATGCTGCATTACTTATACATCAAAGAAAGGATATATTCGTGCATACTCTTTCAAGGCAGCAGATGCCATGAAGGACCTTCTAACAGAATTCAACGAAGGTAAGCTTATCCGCATGGAAGATATGGACAAACCTAAATGTCTTCAGCTGCTTAAAGCTATCAGCTGTTTCCCATCTCCTGAATGGGATGACGAAGAGTTTGAAATGATATTTAGTCTCTTAAAAGACAGAATTAGTGGCTTTGAGGTTCGTATATAGAGACTAGATAGACTAAAGATAATTCTCACTTAAATAAAACTATTGTACTGAGGTTAGAACTCAGAGTGAGAACTAGAATACATTAAATTATAATAGATAAAATTTTCTAAACAATGAAAACAAGATTAATAGCAAAAGGTCTGTTATTATGGACTACTGCATTTTTAGTAATTTTCTCTATAAGTGCTATAGATTCTATCTACAACATTGATGTTTTTCTTCCATTGATTACTTTAATGGTAAATATTCTATTGGTACTTGCTTGTCTTGTGTATATAACAGAAGATGAGTATAAAGTTATATCAGGTTACAACTGGTTTACTAAGAAACTTAATATTGAAGATATTGATTAGTTTTAGTGTTATAGTTAAATTTGTTTAGTGCTACTATCGTATAGTAGCACTTTTATGGACTTGTAGCTCAATTGGTTAGAGCAGCACACTCATAATGTGAAGGTTTAGAGTTCAATCCTCTACTAGTCCACTAATGTTTAACAAGATTAAAAAATATTTTAAAATCATGGAAATTAGAATTTATAAAGGGAAGAATATAGAAGGTATTCAAAAATTTGTTAATAGCAGTATAGAGTATCCTATGCTTTTTGAATCAGTTGAGGGGATTACTGGTATACTCAATAATCTTTATTATGACAATAGAATACATCATATAAGCATAGATGATAAGTATATTCAAGTATTCGACATTAATCTGCAAATAACTGTTGGTTTCATGCCTTTGAAATGTCTTTATGCTATCTATAGGTATAATACTATGGACTAATCTTGAAGAATACATAAGTTTTGAACAAAATTAAATAAAAAGAACATGTCATACTTTGAAGATTTTGAAGCTAGTATCATTTTCTCAGAAAATGAACTAAAGGAAACAGAAAGTAAATTTATAGATAAAATATCTATAGCAGAAAGAGTTTCAAGAGCTAGCTTAGAAGACCCAGAATTACTTAGATTGTCAAGATGCGGAATATACCTCCCCAATAAGGGCAGTGCTAGATATATACATAAGATGACAATAGAAGAAATCCAAAGGTTAATGAAAGCATTGGAAAATAGTCATTCTACAAGTAAATATAAAGGAAGAAAAGAATATTATTTACCACTCTTAAAAGAAGAATTAAAGAAAAGAAAATTGTAAATACAATAGCATCCATAGCTTAATGGATAAAGCATTGGTCTTCTAAACCAAGTACTGTGAGTTCGAGTCTCACTGGATGCACAAAAATTTTATAGTATGAAAGAGATAAAACAATGTCCTCTAAAAAAGGAAAAATGTACTTATAGAACTAGTAGAATGAGTACTTCATCAGGATGCTCACTATATGATAATGTGAACCTTTGTACTAAATGTACAAAATATAGAAAAAGACAAGGTGAGCATACTATAAAAGAACTTAAAAAATACAATAGATACAGGCAGCCTGGATGTAAATTATGACTATAAAAGAACTATATATATTTGCCATAAATAACTCTTTATTAGATGAAGAAGTTAGTATAGTTGTAAGTAAATACCATGAAAAAGAATCAAAAGTTATTCAACCTATTAAGTCATTAGATTTAAATAAGGTTGAATATACTTTTGATGATTTAATTGCATTATTCACATAACAAAATACAAGAATATGAGAGAAAGATTCAAGACAACAAGAGTATGTAGTTCAGATAACTATGCACTCTCAAAGAAACTACACAAACAAGAATTATCGAAGAATCATTGTAAGTTACAAGAAATGCTTATTAAGGAAGAAATAGTACTTAAAAAAGTAGCTTACATCAAGGTTTTTGGTAAGTTTATTCCATTAAGTAGTATGGAAATACCTTTGTATGAAGGTAAAACAGAGATTATATACAAGTAATTAACAATTCCTCCTATAGAGTATTCTGTAGGAGGACTATAAATAAATTATCATGACAAATTTAGTAAACATTTTAAAATATTGTCCAGAAGGAACAAAACTTTATTCTCCTATATTTGGAGAGGTAATATTCAAAAAAATATCAAGTAGCAATGATATATTTTGTAGAGTCACAAAGGGTAATGGGGACATTACAACAGTAGCCTTTACTTGTCTTGGAAGATACTATTGTGATTTTCTAAATTCAGAATGTATGCTTTTCCCATCAAAAGACCAAAGAAATTGGGACACATTTCAAGCACCTTTCAAAAGAGGTGATATTATAATGTTTCATAATAAATCCGCAGTATTTATGGCAGATACTATGAGAGATAAGGGTGTACATGCTATAGCATGGCTTAGTGAAAAATTTAAACTTGATGTACCTATATTTCCTGGTTTTGCTCTAGTTCCAGCCTCAGAAGATATGAAAAGAAAATTTTTCGATGCTATGGACAAAGCAGGTTATGAATGGGATGGTGAAACTTTAAAAAAGAAAGAGTATCAATTTAAACCTTTTGAAAAAGTACTTGTACGAGATGGCGAATACATGAAATGGAGATGTGCTCTTTATTCTCATTTCGAACCTCGTGGTATATACCATCATGTCACTATTAGTTGTGCTTACATCATGTGCATTCCTTTTAAAGGAAATGAACATCTTATAGGTACCGCAGATAATCCATAATAATGTCTTACTTAAATAGATAAAAATATGTGTTGGTCAAGTAGATATTGTCCTAGGAAAATAGGTGTTCAAAATCCTCTTATTGTTTATAAAGTAGTAACATATATTGATTCATCAAGATGTCGTTCTCTTTATACATGCTTTAATTATATCTATAAGCGTGTATACAAAGAACCTGGTAATCCAGAAGTTAGAGAAAGTAAATCTTTGCATAGATGGGAAATATATAGAGGGTTTCACTCTTATGCAACAATGGATAGAGCACTACGAGAATATGAAGATGCTATAAAACATAGTTATGGAAAGGTTACACTTATAGAATGTATTATTCCAATAGGTTCAACATTCTATAAAAATGAAAAAGATGAAATTGTTTCCAATGGAATTATTATAAATAGAATATTAAGAACTAATGCTAAGTTACCTTGTGCATGGACTATAATATACCTATTTATAACAATACTACTAAGCTGTTTTATTTTATTTAAATTTTTTATTCTTTAAAAATATGGAAATGAAAGAAATAAAAATAGATATTCCTGAAGGCTATGAAATAGATAAGGAAAATTCTACATTTGAGTGTATTAAGTTTAAGCTTAAAAATATTACTTATGAAGAGATTTGTAATAATCTCTTCAAAGAAAGGTATGGGTATTTTACAGATTCTTGTGGAAAGATAATAGGAGATATGCTATTAGAAGAAACATACGCAGAGCCAAACAACGCTCCAACTAAGTACCAACTACAAAGGCTTCTTGCATTGAATCAGCTTATGAATATTGCTAGGTATTATAATAATTGTAAGTATGTAGAAAAGGGATATATGATTGTTTATAATAAAGAACAGGAGTGCTATGAGGTCATAGGTGTTGGCAATGCTTATTATAAACTTACAGCTATGGACCCAGTATTTAAAAAGACTGAAGATGCTCAAGCAGTAATTGACAATCCTAACTTTAGAGATATTCTTGATACACTTTGTAAATAAAAATAAGATATGGAAATTCCTGAGATTTGGTATTCATAATTGGTTAAATTAGTTTAGGGAGTATAGAAATATACTCCCTTTTATGGTTAATTAGTTTAACAGCATAAAACAGAAGTTTCCTAAACTTCAGATAGGAGTTGGAGTCTCCTATTAACCTCGAAATTTTAACATAACACAAAATGGCAAAAGGAGTAAAATGGACTGATGAGGAGAATAAAATTCTAGTCCAGGCTATTGCAGCTAATCCTCATAATATTTCAGATGCTATCAAAGAAGCTAGTAAGAACTTAAACAGAACTTATAAAGCTTGTTCACAACATTGGTATTTAGTACTATCACCTAAGAATAATCCTACTAAAGTAGGTATTTCCTTTATATCAATAGGTTCAAAATCTATATATAAAAACAGAAAGAATAGTGGTAATGCTTTATCAGAGCCTGAAAAGAGTACACTATGGACTAGAATAAAGAAATTCTTGGGACTATGAGAATAAGAAAATCAACTGCAAGACAGCAAGCAGCAGTAAGATATTGTGAACAATGGTTATGTATAGAATTTGAAGATAATATCAATAGTTTTGATGATTGTTCTTTATTTCTAAAGACATACCTTGAAGATGCAAAAGAGACTGAAAGAGAATTAACATGTGAGTATGAAGCTTACATGTGGGGTGACTAAGTAAACTTAGGGAGATATCTTTATAGGTATTTCCCTTTAAATATAATTAAAATAATTAAAATAACTACAATTATGAAATCTATTTTTAATTTTCTATGTTATGGTACTACTTCTGTAGTATTAACTTTAATTCTTTGGAATCAACTTGAGTTATGCCTTAATGAAAATAATTCATTGGTAATATATATTATAGACTTTTTCCTTGCACTTACAGCATCCAATTGGATATGCTCTAAATTAGATGGAATAATTGAACATGAGGTTGAAGAATTGCTATGAAAATCATTAAGTGATTAGTATATATGTTACTTATGATTCCTATATGTACTATAATATTCGTAATTGAAAGTCTTTTGCTACCTTTAATTATACCAGCAATATGGGTAATAGCAGGAGATACTATATTACGGATGAAAGTAACTAAAGGATGTAAATCATTCTATGTATACACTATTACTCAGATAGTGTATTATAGTATGGATAAGTATTTAATTAAGCTATTAAAGTATGAATAGAACTGAAGCTAAAGAACTGCTGCCTATTATACAGGCATTTGCAGAAGGCAAGGAGATAGAGTATAGAAGTAAGGGGTTTGATGAAGAATGGAAGAAATTACGCGAAATTCCTGGACTTTCGTATAGTTCTTTTGATTACCGCATCAAGCCTGAACCCAAGTACCGCCCCTTTAAGGATATGGACGAGTGTTGGCAAGAGATGCTGAAGCATCACCCGTTTGGGTGGGTAAAGACAATAGCCAACATCTCAGAACTACACAATATATCAGCCATTTTCCCATCTGCTGAATTTCCTGTCCTATTGGGTATTGATTTAGAGGAAGGTGAGGCGAGAGAGTATTCACTTAAATTGTCTGAAATGTACGATTTATACACATTTGCTGACGGCGCACCATTTGGAATAAAAATAGAAGCATAAAGAGAATGAGTAGAAGTTTTAAAAAGAAGCCTTTTGCATGTGGGTACTACCATTATACATCTAATAAATGGAGTAAAAAACATGCAAATAGAAAGTTTAGAAAATACAATAAACTCAGACTAAAAACTCAAAGAAACTTACTGTATAAAGTTAGAGAAATAGCCGATATTTGGGACTTTTTATCTGATGGACCTTTAATATATATACATAAAAAATGGCATAATTATCTATTAAAAAACAGGTTCTTCACAAGAAGAATGTACTAAATTGTATAATAAAATATTTAGAAAATGAAAATTAACATTAAATTATTAAAGGAATTACTTTCAAATCTTGATGAAAGTAAGGAGATTGACATCTGCTGTGCTTATTCATCTGGAGAACCTCAGTTGGAATTAGTAAAACAGCTTAAACCAACAGAGCTAGAGTATTATAAATTAACTATTTAATATGGAAAAAAAGAAATATTACTGTTACTCTTAAAAAGGCTAGAGAGTGGTATAACAGTGAAAATGCAACACTCAAAGAGGTTGCACTTCAAGCCTTCAGCAGAGATGAGTTAATACCAAAATTTAAAAGCATTACAACATTTGAGAAGGCTTGTGAGGCTCTTAATCTTAATTATACTGACATGTTTTATATTACTGAAAATATAGCTAAGATTAGTAGAGCTTCTGCTGCTATGTTTAAGTTAAACATTATCAGAAAGGTACTTAATTTAGGTCAAGATTTACATCTTACAAAAGACCCAAAAACCTCTTACACTTATTATCCTTGCAATCCATTTATAGCAGAGGACTCTACCTACGATTATTGTGCGTGGAAAAAAATAGGTGAATTTAGGAATGAAGGGAAAAAATATTATGTTTTTGGAGATGATTTTAGTACTAAGATAGGTAGTGGTTTAGGTAACTTTAATTCTAGTAATAGTATTGGAAATGCTGATGCTAATTTTGGATTTTTGGGCTGTGCTAGCAGTGATATTGCAAAACATTTTAGTAAATATTTTGGTATGCTTATTACTGAAGCTAAATATGGTGACTTAGAAGATTTTAAAATTATAAATTGATACTTATGGGAAAAATTAATTTTACAAAAGACCATTTTAACAAAATGTGCAAGGGTCTTCTTGCTATGTTACTTAATAATGGAGTAGTTACTACTAAACTTGGTACTCCTATTAATGTAGTGGAGCTTCTTCATACTACTACAATCAATTCACTTAACAACATTAGACTTTCACTGGCACAGAAAATTACTGCTCTTGAAAATCAAGATGAATGGGTAGCAAATGAAGAAATTGCCAGAAAGCTTGAAGAATGTAAAGAAACTAAAGAACTTGTAAATCTTATAATTGGTTATAAGAGATTCAAGATGGAAGTAGAAGAAGAATCTCAGAAGAAAGCTAATCTCATAGCTAAACTCAATGAGATTAAAGAATCTCAAAAATCACCTGAAGATAAGATTAAAGAGATTGAAGCAGAACTCTCAAATATTAAAGATACAGAGTCATTTTAAGTAGTATAAGGAAGACATATATAGTTCAAAGTTCAAATAGAATATCCTTATAAACTACGTTACTTACAAACTTAAAGTTAAATTATTAATATGATAGAAGTAAAATTAAATAAAAGTAACGATAATCCTTTTTATGGATTAGGAAATTGTCTTAAACTCTTTCAGAATGTAGGCAATGCCATTGATGCATCATTACTTGATGCTTGTTGGTCAGAGGTTAAGAACAATAATGAACATAAACAGATGTTCTTTAGTTTGCTTTTCTCAATTGGTGATATTACAGCTAGACAGCATAACATCTTTAAGGGTGTTAAGAAAGATAGTGGTGGTAATGCCAATAGAGAAGGTTTCCAAGCAGTCCTTGAGTGGATGTGGAATAAACACCAAGCTCAATTTGTGAAGTTCCTTGAAGCAGGTTTATTCAATGAATATACTTGCTTTGACTTGTTGTTCAGAAATAGAGTACAGACCAAAGGCTCTAAAATTCTTAAAATTCACAATCTATTTGCTGATAAAAGATATAGAGAGGTTATAGCAAACTATCTCTATAAAGTCATCAATGGTAATAATCCTTTCAATAAAGTTCTCGTTGCTAAATTCTTATCTCTTCCTAGAGTAAGTAAAAGAAGCAATCATAATAAAATGCTTCCTGCAACTAAAAAGGTAATGGAAGATAAGGTTAATTTGCTTAAATTACTTTCAGAACTTATGGGATGGGAGTATGAAGTAAGTGCAAATTATGCAAACTTCAAAGGTTATAGAAAGTGGAGAAAAGAATATAATGGTGATTTAGAATCAGTACTATTCTCTACAGGTAAAATCAATGAGTTTGACAAACAATCATTTATTAATTGGTTTGACAAGCTTCCTTCACAAGCAAGATTTAGAGTTAAGAATAGAATTCTTTATTCAAAAAAGAAAGTTTTCTACGCAGATGAACTTTTGTCAAAAGACTTAGAGGGAGAACTTTCCAAATATCCTCAACTTCAGAAATGGTATGCTGAGTGGGAGAAATACAAAGAATCTAAACAAGCTGAACAGAGAGTTCTAGAAGAGAAAGTTAGACAAGGACAAGCTACAGAAGATGATAAGCTTAAATTAGCTAAAGTTACTAAAGAAGCTAAAGTAAATGTAGGTGCTACTAATTTCAATGAACTTTATAAGGAGATTTGTGCAGGTAGCGTAGATAAGCTTAAACTTGAATCTTTTATAAATAAGGTTAATCTACCTTATAATAGCCTTGTTATTATAGATGATTCAGGTTCTATGAGAGGTGCACCATTTAACTTTGCGACATTTTTAGCAGCAGTATGTTTATGCAAGAATCCAGATGATGATGGTAGAAATTTACTTGGTTTCTTTAATAGTAGAACTCATTGGCATACTTGTATAGATAGAAAGAGTAATTCTACTAATTCTATTATTAGAAGTGATATAGTCAAAGTTAAGAACACTCCTTTTGTAGACCCTAATAAGAGTTTCTATGATAATTATAAAGCTATTCAAAGTTTCTGTAATGCAGTATTCCAAGGTGGAGGTACTTATATAGACAGTATACCTAACCAATTACATGAAGAATGTAAGAAGAACCCTCAAATACTTGATGCTTTAAAGAATTATCCTGTATGGACAATTATTAGTGATAATGAGTGGAATAACCTTATTTCTCCTGAAGCTTCAATGAATGCATTTATGAGGAAGTGCCAAAGATACTTTGGGTTTAAACCATACATTGTAGCTATTGATGTATACAGTGGTTGGGGTTCCAGAACAGCTTCTATAGGTAGATTTGAAGGCATTGAGAACATGATTTATATACCTGCTAATATAGCGCAGATTGAACAGTTCTTAACTAACTTTAAAGATATGGATATTATGGATATCTATACTCCTTTACAATCATTGTTTAGGAGTAATAGATATGATATAGTGAGAGAAAATGTGATTTAATGTCACTACTATGATACTTACAAACTTTAATGTGGTTTAATAATTCAACAAAAAGCTTTTGTTTGAGTATCAAAAGGTATAAGAGATTGATACCTCTTATACCTACTAAAAGACACTTACAATGTTTATTTACTTTTTGATGAAAAGATGGCACATCCTATTATATTAGTGTCTATAAACATTTTAGTCACTTACAATACTAATAACATTAGCTCATTTGGTAGAGCATTGAATTCATAATTCAAGTGTAGTTAGTTCGATTCTAACATGTATATAAATAGTGACTATTTTTATAGGGAGGTAGCTAAATGGTATAATAGTATCTATAGATACTTATAAAACTATTTTTAAGCAATAGAAATCATAATTTTATAAATGAAGGTTCGAGTCCTTCCCTCCCAACTTTCTTGGTACTTACAATATTATTATATTTATTATTATATTTTGATGGAATAAAAATTAGTACCAATCTATAAGGCAGTCGTCTAGTGGTCAGGACATAGGTTATAAATATTTAGTATATAAATGATACTTACAATACTATATTATATTAATAGAGTTCATCCCTATAACAGAAGTTCGATTCTTCTCTGCCTTACTTCAGCTACTTACAATACTATTATACATAGGTTCAAATCCTATATTATTCCTATATGAATGATTAGCAAAGTGGTAATGCAATATTAGTAGCTATTTTTAATTTACTTTATATCAATTTTTAACAAAAACATTATGAGTACAACTAAAGATTCAATTGAAATTAAAATTATTAAGAAGTCAAGTGTTTCAAAGGTAGTAAATATACTTAAGGAAGCACCTGAAGGAGGAAGATTAGATGAAGATGTTATAGTAGAAGATACAATTGAAATTCTTGAAAGTTTTAGTGAAAAGGATGAACTTAGTGCTATAACAGCAATTGCAGCTATTTGTAGTAAAATGTCTACACAAGCAATCCTTTCACTTGCAAAAACATTATCATCTCTTGTAAGAGCAAAAATGATTGAAGATATTCTTAAAAGAGATGCAGTAGATGAAGATATTGATAATTAATTTATATGGCAGAACCAAAATTGAGTCTTACTTTAGTACTTCAAGGAAGTAATATGGTAAGCCAGCAGGAGGCTGAAAACAAACCAAAAGAATTTACAGAACCAAACTTCTTGACTATTAAAAGCTATGATAGAAAGCTTAAGAAATTCAAGAAAGAAACTATTGTATTTAGGACTAGAAAGAATGTTACAGTACGACAAGTATTAAAGATGTCTCAAGAAGCTTATGAAGCTATGCTTGAAGAACCTACTAATCCTAAATATAATAAAGTAGTAGCTAAAGTAAAAGGTAAGTTAATCAGAGTATGGGATACAATGTCAGAAGAATCTAGAATTAAGAAACATTGTGAACTTATTGCACATGATATGAATGCTTTAGACTTTAGTTTTAATATTCTTGAAGATTAATATGGAATGGATATTATTGCTATTTTTAATAGTAGGGATGGTCCTGTTCAATAAATATGAACCATCAATAGATATAATAGTACAAGGTAAAAGGTATAAGGTGCTGTTATGGTATAACAGCTATAAGTCAAACCATCCTAATAAGCCTGTAGTAGTAAGAAATTATTCACAGCTATTTGTAATATGAGAAAGTTCATTATCAAGGTAGTATGTTTAGTGCTATGCTTATTCATAGCACTAAATGCTGTTACTCAATTACTCACCATGAGTAACACAGCTGCTAACATTGCAGGAATTGTATTGTTCATAGTAGCTATATGGATAGGTGTAGAAATAGTAATTAAATTTATTAAAACAAAAGAAAATGAAAAGTAAAGTAATTATGTGCCTTATGGCATTGTTTACCATGTTGGGTATGTCCTCATGTGGTTATGAGAGAGTAGATGCAGGTTGTGAAGGTATTAAGGTAAATCTCTATGGCTCTGACAAGGGTGTAGATGATGTATCTTTAGTTACTGGTGCAGTGTGGTATAATCCATTTACTGAGCAGGTTTATGAGTATCCTACTTATGTCCAGACAATAGATTATCCTGCTTTTACAATTAATGCAAAGGATGGTTCAGAGTTCAGTATTGACCCTACTATTTCATTGAAGATTGTTGATGGTAAGTCACCTCAGGTATTCAAGAAATATAGGAAGGAGCTTGCTGATGTTATCAATGGAACTCTCTTTAACTATGTAAAGGATGCTTTCAGAATTCAGCTCAATAAGTATACTACTGATGAGATTGTATCAAACAGAGATATGGTAGAAAAGGCTATTGAAGCACATTTGTCTAAAGCATTGCTCAAGGAGAATTTTCAGTTGGAGCAGCTTACTTCAGGTCTTAAATATCCTCAGTCTATTGTAGATGCAGTCAATGCAAAGAATGCAGCTATTCAAAAGGCACAGAAGGCTCAGAATGAATTGGCTGTAGTAAAGGCAGAGGCAGAGAAGAAGGTGGTTGCAGCACAGGCTGAAGCAGAAGCCAATAAGCTTAGAACACAGACTTTGACACCATTAATTCTTAAACAGCAGTGGATTGAGAAGTGGGATGGTAAACTTCCTGTATATGGTAGTTTGCCTACATTATTTAAAGGTATAGAATAACTATGAATTGGATTATATTTGGTTTAGTGTTCTTCATACTTCAGATGTATGTACTAAAGCACACTTATACTGTCACAGTAAAAGGTACCACTGACTTTTATTGGGAAGGAGCTAAAAAGATAGACGGTATTCCATTGTGGATAGTGCTTATAATGTTAATTACTAGTGCCATACCAATTGCTAATATAGCAGAGTTGATTATATTTTGGATTATATGGTTAAAGCACTACTCAGCTCCTGCTGACTACTATAGTAATAAGTGGTACACATATTGGAGATTCAAGGATGAATTCTTTTCAAGAAAGATATGAGAAATAAATGGTTGAAAGCACTCATTGTAGCAGTTACAGTAGTACCGTGGAGTGTAGTGATTGTATTACTCTTGCAGGTCAAGAGTATGGTTTCTCAGCAGCCAAAGGTTGAAACTGTCCCTGTTATAGAGGTAGCTGATACTATTATTAATGAGCAACCAAAGTTCTTCTCTCAGACCCCTAAGGAGGGTCTGGAGGAGGCTTTGTCTTATTATGGTTTAGAGCATAAAGATATAGTATATGCTCAAGCAGTACTTGAAACAGGACATTTTAAGTCCAATGTATGTTTAAATTATAATAATCTATTTGGTCTATATGATTCAAAAAGCAAGGATTACTATAAATTTAATCATTGGACTGAAAGTATTGTAGCTTATAAAGAATGGGTTCAAACTAAATATCAACCTCCAAATAACTACTATGCTTTCCTTGAAGAGATAAACTATGCAGAGGATGAGAACTATACAAAATTATTAAAAGAAATTGTAAAAAATAGAAAAGATGACAAGAAAAGACATACTGAAAGAGGTTCTTTCGCTTGAAGGAAATAATTGGTTACTTGAACTACCAACTGGAACAGGCAAGAGCAAGATAGCTCTAGAGAAAGTTAAATCATTGGGAGGTAAGACTCTGTTGCTTGTAGTAAATAGAAATGTTCATAAGCAGAATTGGGCTGATGAAATTAAGAAATGGTGGTCAAATTGTAATATGGAAATTACTATGACCACTTATGTTTCTCTTCCTAAATATGCAGGAAAGTATGACTGTGCTATATTTGATGAAGCACATCATTTATCAGAAAGATGTAGAGAGGCTTTATGTTCTTTTGATATTAAGCATAGTGTACTATTGTCAGCAACAGTAAGTAATAAACTTAAAGATGAATTAATTGAAGTATTTGATGGCTTGACTTTATATAAAAAGGATTTAAGAGATGTTATAGAAAATGACATTCTTCCAGACCCTAAAGTATATATATTGCCATTAAATCTTAGAGTGGACTTACCAACAGAAACTATCTTAAAGAATCCTAAAGCTAAAGGAAAATTAATACGCTCTCCTTGGGCTGTAAGATGGAATTATATGAGGCAAAAAACTAATCCAGTTGAAATTTATTGTACTCAAAGACAGTATATCACTGATTTGGATAATCAGATTGAATATTGGAAGAAAAGATATTTAAGGTCTAAAAATGAAATATTTAAAAACAAATGGTTAAGACTATGTAATGATAGATTAAAATGGTTAAGTGATAAGAAAACTCCTTATGTACAACAGATTTTAATACATCTAGGAGAATATAGAACATTAATCTTCTGTAATAGTATTGAGCAAACAGAAATGCTTGGAGAATACTGCATTAATAGTAAAAATAAAGAGTCTATAGAACATCTAGAAGCCTTTAATGAAGGTAAAATAGACCACATTACTGCTTGTAACATTCTTAATGAAGGCATGAATTTATGTAATTGTCAAGTAGGTATCTATGCTAATTTAAATAGTTCAGATACTATTATAAAACAAAGAATGGGAAGGTTACTTCGTCATAAAAATCCTGTTCTTATTGTTCCTTATTTTAAGAATACAAGAGAAGAGGAACTAGTTAATAAAATGCTTGAAAATTACAATCCTACACTTATTACTGTTATTGATGATTATAAGAAAATTAAAATATGAAATTAACAATAGATGAAGATGCCTGTAAAAAAGTAAATCTTTCTCTTCCAGAAGTTTTAATGATTACTCTAGTTAAGACTGGAGTAAATATAGAAACTCTAGTGAAACAGATGAAAGAGAAACAGATACTTGTTGAAGAGCATACTCTCTTAGGAATAAACCTTTTAGTGACTCAAAGATGGAGTGACCTTTCTGATAAGGCACTCCTATCTGCTGATAAATCAGTGCCTGATAATAAAAGACTTGAAACTCTTGCAAAAGCTTTAATGGAAGTTTTTCCTGCTGGTAAAAAGGAGGGTACAAGTCAATATTGGAAAGGAAATTTACGTGATAATACTCTTAGATTGGCTAAATTCTTTAAGCTTTATGGAGATAAATACACTGATGAACAGTTAATTGAAGCTGCCAAGAATTATGTCAGCTCTCATAATGGAAGATACCAATATATGAGAGTATTAAAGTACTTTATTTGGAAAGATACAAGAAAGGTTAATTCTGAAGGAGAAGGATATATTGAAGAAGTTTCAGACCTTGCTGCATTTATTGAAAATGCTAAGGATGAACAAGATTTAAAAGATGATTGGGTAAGTAACATGATATGAGCATAAGAGAGAGATTAAAGGATTTTATAGAAGCTAGAAGAAATAAAGTACTTAGTGGAGAGGTAAATTGTATTCCTACTCCATTTCCTAGATTTTCAGAACAATTTCCAGGTATAGAGCAAGGTAAATTTTATCTTGTCAGTGGTGCTTCTAAGGCTTCTAAGACACAGATAATGAATTATCTATTTCTTTATAATACTGTATTATTTGCTTATAATAATCCCAATATTTTAGTTCCAAAGATATTTTATTATGCTTTAGAAGAAACCAAGGAGAATATAACTCTGAGATTTATATGTTATTTGCTATATACATTATTTAATGTAGAAATAAGTCCAAAAGACTTAACTTCAACTAATTCAAAAAAGCCTGTTAGCAAAGAAATATTAAATCTTTTAGATTCTAAAGAACTAGTAAATATTCTTAGTTTTTATGAAGAGCATGTGAGGTTCTGTGATTCCAAGAATCCAACAGGAGTATGGAAAGATATAAATACTTATGCTAAGAATCATGGAATAATACATAAAAAAAGCTTTAAATACAAAGATATTGATGGTACTGAAAGAACTGGTGAGGCATTTGATTACTATGAACCTTATAAAAAGAATGAGTATGTAATGTTTATAGTAGACCATGTATCCCTACTAGATACTGAAAGAGGATTTACTCTTAGAGAAACTATTAATAAGTTGTGTGAGTATCTTATTATAGCTAGAAATAACTATAACTATATACCTGTAGTAGTCCAACAGCAAAATATTGAAACTATAGGATTAGATGCTTTTAAGAGTAATAAAATCAGACCTACTTTGGCAGGATTAGCTGATAGTAAAGATACAGGAAAAGCAGTAGATGTAATGTTAGGAATAACTAATCCTTTTAGTTTTGAAATTCCTGAATATCTAGGATATAATATTAAGATATTAAAAGGTAACTTTAGATGTCTTGAAATAGTTCTTAATAGAAGTGGAGAATCTAATGCAATATGTCCACTATATTTCAACGGAGCTATTAACTTTTATAAAGAATTACCTAGACCTTCAGATAGTATGGACATTGAAAGAGTATATAGAGAAATAGAAAACAAAAAACTTAAAGCTAATAAAGTTTCATTATTAGCTTTTGCTATAACAAATAAACTTAATAAAATTTTAAATTATGGAAAGAATTAAACTTGTATTTGAAAAGTGTGATTATGTAGTTAAGGAAAATGATGGTGTAGTAATAGCTCTTATTACAGCTCACATTAATAAGTATATGAGGAATACTTGTAAATACTTTGATGAAGTTATTAAAGTAACAGGAGTAGCAAGATGCCCTAGAGATAATTTTAATGAAACTACGGGCAAGAAGCTTGCAAGAGCTAAAGCAGAAAGAGGTGCTTATATTGCAGCTAGAAATATTCTTCGTAATGAGCTTAGAGATATTAATAAAGATGTAAGTACCTTTAATACTAGTATTGATTTCTTTAGTGAATGTATTGACCATCAGGATGATTATATTAATGAATTTTAATTATGATAGAATTACCAACAGAAAGAAGTGTAGTTACTAACTACAATCCTAAACTACTCATTCTTATGGGTAGACCTAAGCAGGGTAAAAGCTCATTTGTAGCAGCTATTGATAATAATCTTATTATAGACCTTGAAGATGGTTATAGAGCATTGTCTGTAATGAAAGTGCAGGCAAGGTCTATGAAAGATTTAGAGGATATTAGAAGTGCTATTATAGCTAAAGGTAAGGAACTTCATAAAGCACCTTATAGATTTATAACTATTGATAATGCAACTAGACTTGAAGAAATGAGTATTCCTTATGCAGTAGATTTGTATAGAAATACTCCTATGGGTGCAGGATTTGGTCTTATGAAAGATAGTAAAGGCATGATTATGAAAAATCCTAAGAATAATCAGCCTATTATTGACCCTAAAGCAGATGTAAGACTCTTGCCAAATGGCTCGGGATACTTGTATCTAAGGAAAGCTATTAGACAAATGATAGATATGTTTAAACCTCTTTGTGAAACTCTTATTCTGGTTACTCATGTAAAGGATAAGCAGATTAGAAAAGATTCTCAAGAAATGTCAGAATTATCAGTAGATTTGGCAGGTAAAACAGGTGATATTATTTGTGGAGAAGCTGATGCTATTGGAATGATATATAGAGATGGAAATAAAACCTATGTATCATTTGAAGGAGGTGATAATACTATAAAAGAAGCAAGATGTCCTCACCTTAGAGGTAAGAAGATTCTAGTTGCAGAGTCTAATGAGAATGATGATGATGTTAAATTTGACACATCTAAAATATTTATTAACAATTAACTAACAAACAAAAAATGACAAAGAAAGAATTTACAAAGTTTGAGCTGGCAAGATTGAAGAGAACAGCTCAGAATGTTGAAGGTTTCCTCAAGCAGAAGAACAAGTTGGAAGAGAAGAAAGCTAAGATTGAGGAAGAGTTGAGTATCATTAATCAGCAGATTGAACTCACTGATGCTCCTACTGTAGCTATGACAGGTTATCATACAGAGGACATTATTAAGAAGGTAGTAACTCCTACTGACCAAGTAGATAAGAATGGTAACATTATCAAGAAGGTTACATTTGAGTTTATTTATCCTGACACTATTATTCCTCCTGTAAAAGAAGAGCCTGTAGTAGATGCTTCATCTCCTACAGAAAATAATGAGAATACTATTAATGAGAATGATTTTGCACTTTAATTATTAACAATAAAATATTTATAAACAATGGCAATTAGTAAAGGTAATGCTTCAAAGGAAGCACAGAGTTTTAAGAGATATATTGGTGTATGTCCAGTATTTGTAAAGGCAGTAAATCCTAATAAGGAAGAGCATGAAAAGCTCTTTAATACTACTTTGGAGGAAGCTCCTGTATATGTGCAGGATAAAGAAGATAATGAGGGTAATACTTATAAGAATGTAAGAATTGGTGTAGTATTGCAGCCAGATGTAAAGACTATTGGATTTGATATGCCTCTTGTAACAATGCCTCTGTTTGTATCTAACCAGAAGGTTCATGGTGCTAAGTCAGGCAAGTATAAGGTAGTAGATAAGTATGGTAGATTTACTTGGGCTACAGAGTCTGAAATTCAGAGTAAAACTACTCCTACTTATACAGACAAGCAGACAGGAGAAACTAAGAAGTTTGATATTGACATGACTTCTGCTAGAATTTCTTATGTAGGTGAGGAAGAGCTTACTGATTTTATCAGAACATTCTTGTGTATTCCTACTGTATCTGTATGGAATGATGCTGAAAGAACTAATGTTCCTAATCCTAATGCAGCTCCTGAGGAGTGTGAATGTAGACTTGAAACAGAGACATTTGAAAAATTCTTTAAGGGAGACTTCTCGGAAATTAAAGATATTCTTGGATTCCAGCCTACTAATAAAGTAAAGGTGTGCCTTGGAGTAAGAACAGATGCTTCTTCAGGTAAGATGTTCCAGTCTGTATATACAAAGAAATTCCTCAGTAATGCAGCTAGCAACTACAAGGGAATTGCTAATAAATTACAGGAAGATATTGATTATGCAATGAATAATGGTAAGACTCTTAATACTGAGTATTCAGCAGAGCCTGTACATGAGTATTCTGTAACTCCAACTACTTTTAATGAAACTTCTAATGAAGCAGTTCCTGATGAACTACCATTTGGAGAGTCAGAGCAGAGTAGTGACCCATTTGCATAAGTATGATTAGTAAAGGTAGTAAATCAAAAGAACCTTATCTAGAATTGGGTAATTTAACACAAGCTGATATAGCTGCTTACTACCTAAATATTAAATCCATACCTAGTTTAATACATAGTCCTCTAAGACTGGACAATAAACCATCTTTTGCATTATATTGCCCTAAAGGTACTGAAGTCAATTATAAAGATTTCAGTACTGGGGAATCTGGTACTATATGGACTTTATTAGCTAAATTATGGAACTGTACTTTTGCGGAAGTAAAAGATAGAGTCTATAATGATTTAGGTAATAAATCCTATGGTACTAAGATAGGAATAAGTGATTATACAAAAAGACATTGTGCAATAAATAATCATATAGATTTACAATGTAAAGTAAGAGAATGGAGAGATTATGATATTGAATATTGGAAGTCTTATGGAATATCCTTGAAATGGCTAAAATATGCAAATGTATATCCTATTTCACATAAGATTGTTGTTAAAGATAATATGAGTTATGCTTTTAAAGCAGATAAATATGCTTATGCTTATGTGGAATTTAAAGAAGGTAAGGTAACTCTTAAAATTTACCAACCTTTTAATAAAAATGGATATAAATGGTCTAATAGACATGATAGGTCTGTTATTAGCTTATGGACTAAAGTGCCTTTACAAGGAGATAAAATATGCATATGTTCTTCTTTAAAAGATGCTTTATGTCTATGGGCTAACACAGGTATACCTGCATTAGCTGTGCAAGGAGAAGGATATGGAGTAAGTGATACTGCTATTAATGAATTAAAAAGAAGATACAATAAAGTATATATCTGTTTTGATAATGATGAAGCTGGATTAAAGGATGGTGTAAGTTTATCAAATAAGACAGGATTCATCAATGTAGTATTACCTATTTTTAAAGGAGGAAAAGATATTAGTGACCTATATAAGGTTCTAAATAATAAAGAAATATTTAAACAATTAATTTTAAAACTATTTATATGAATAGAAAAGAAATTTATGCCAAGATTAAAGAATATAATCTTGCAGAAGCAATTAAAAAGGCATTCCATGAAAATTACACTAGAATACCTAGTGCTAATCTTGAGTGTTTTATTAGTGAATATGTAACTTCTCCTGGTGAAGAGCCAGAAGTTGTTAAGGACAAGCATAAAGATGCTGTAGAGAAATCTCCACTGGAGAAATTAGTAGAAACATTACAAAAGAAGCACATTCTGCTTAAATCAGAAGTGGACTATATTCTTTAAAACATATTTAGGCAGGTGAGAGAAATCTTGCTTGCCTATTTTTTTTATTTAAACATTATGATAATCAATGCAGAAAGAAGTGATGTAAAAGTTTTAGGAGATATTAAAGAATTTAAAACTTCTATAGACCCAAAGAATATTGAGTTTATTACAACTTTA